GAGAACCTCACGGCCGCGCACCAGCGCAGCCCGCTCGGGGCGTCGTCCACCGTCAGGGCGTTCCACGCCTCGCGGCCGATTGCCTGAGAGGCGACCTCCGGGTCCCAGATTCCCAGGCCCTCGCGACGGAACGACTCTGGCCCCAGTTGGCGCTTCATCCGCAGGATCGCCGACTCCGGCGTCCGATGCGGGAAACTCGGGTTCGCCTTCCGCCACTGCTTCCTGTCGTCCGGGTCCGCATCGTCATCCGCGCCGACCTCGACATACAGGCCATCACTCATCTCACCCGCGAGCGCTTGCTTCCTGAACGTCGTGAACGCCTCAGACGGGTCCGTCGGGCGCGGCGGCGTACCCAACCTCAGGATCAGTGGGTTCGGGGCGGTATTGACCGCGGGCACCATGTCATCCAGCGCCCGCTGGCCGAGGATCTGCGCCTCGTCAAAGACGATGATGTCGACGCCGGCGAAGCCACGGCCGAAGCCGCCCTCGCGGGCGCCGAACAGGATGCGGCTCCCGTTGGTGAACCGGATCTGCTGCTGGCCGTTCGCCTGCCTTGGTCGGCCGTCGATGTACGGGGCGATCTCCGGCTTCAGGGCGAGCCCCTGCATCGACGCGAACGTCTCATCCGCCGTCCTCGTGCGGTGTGCCGTCCAGAGGACGAAGAGCCCTTCGTTCAGGGTGCACAGGGCGAAGATCATCGCCCCGAAGGTAAAAGTTTTGCCCGCTTGACGGCAGATCGAGACCTGCACGCCGTCGATGCTGGCCGCGTAGAGCCCACTCTTCCGCTTCGCCAGGATCGCGCGCCCCAGCCCGTCCTGCCAGCGGTCGAAGGTCAGGCCGAAGCGCTTCGCCCGGTCGCGGACGGCCGGCCAGCCCGTGGACGTGATGCCCTCGGGCAGGATGAGGTGCTTGGCGATGTCGGACAGGCGCGGCTCAGATGTCCCCGAGCCCATCTTCGTCTTCCGTTGCCTCGGTCGCCGTCTGCCGCTCATGCTCCTCGCGAGCCAGGTCGATCTCCCGGATGGTCTTGTCCACCTCCAGGAGGCGACGGGATAGGGCGGCCAGGTCGCGGGCAGGGGTGCTCGGGTCATCAATAGACGCAGCGAGGCGACGGCGAAGCGTCACCATCACGTCCCTGCTGTCCCCGTGCTCCGTCGCATCCAAGACGCTCCCAGGGGCCTGAGGAGCCGTCTCGTCGTCCCTCACGGCACGGAGTCTCGCGGCACTCATAAGCACCCCCTTGGGAAAAAACAGTGGGGAGAGATGCCGCTATACCCACGGGGGGGCGAGAATGGGGGGTTGGGGGGTATTGCCCCCCTGTCCCTCTTTTCTGGTGGCTACTCTACCATGTTTCGGTGTCGGTTGTCTGTTGGATTCGGGCTGGTTGATAGCGTTTCCGTTTTGGTGGCCTCGGTTTTCTGCCGTTTCCTTTGCGTTGGTTGCATTTTCGGCAGATGATTTGGATATTGTCTAGTGAGTCGTTTCCGCCTCGACTGTGAGGCATGATGTGGTCGGCCTCAGGGCTGCTGGGCAGTAGGCCGATGTCCCAGGTGAGGCGGACGTGGCAGATGGGACAGTGCTCTAGTCCTGCTGCTCGTGCTTGGCGCTTGGCTGTGGCTGCGTTGTGGAGCCAGCGTGTGGTGCCGGTGCGTGAGGTGGTCACGTGTCCTCCTCGCGCGCGTGTGCGCAGGCCAGCGCCTCACGCTGCTGTGCGTGGGCGCTGGCCTCGCTTCTCCCCATTCCCTTCTCCCCAGAAGGGTGGTGAACTGGGGAAGCCCAGCCGACCGCATGGTCTGGCTGGGCTTGCAGTTCACCTATGTTCGTATTATGTGTGTTTCAGTAGCAGTACGCAAGTGGGTGTCATGCCTGGCGTGTTGCGGTTTGGTCACGGGGTTGGGGTGGTTTGTTGTGGGGCGCCCCCTGTCCTTTGCCCCCTGCCCCTGTGTTGTTACCCCTGCCCCCTTATTTAGTGGGGGGTGCCCTCTGCTTTGTGGGGGCGGGGTGTTTGTGATGGGGGCCCCACATTGTAGCCCACCCCTTCCTTGTTGTGGCCCACCCCACTATCTGAGCATACCCCCCGGGCTTGCATCCATTCGGTATGCAGGCATACACTTGAGCCATCGGAACAACCAGAAAGGAACTCCCCGATGAACACCATCCCCGCTAAGAACATCCTCTGGGAGATCAGCCAGGCCCTCGGCCACGAGTGCCAGGCCCTCACCTCCCCGATCGACGGACACACCGAGGGTATCCGCCTCGGCAAGATCACCTACTACCTCGGCGACGACGCCGGAGAGGACGGCCTCGGGCCTCTCGACGGCTACACCTGGGCGGCCTACGAGACAGCTGAGGACGGCGTCACCGAGCTGGTGCAGGACGGGTGGGACGACCGGATCGACGTCCAGGCCGTCGCCAAGATGATCCGCCTCGCCAACACCAACTGACCACCCACCTGCCCGGCCCTCACCTCGGGGGCCGGGCCTGACCTGGAAGGAGTAGCGATGAGCGCTGAGACTGAGCGCGCGTTGGAGGAGGCTGTGATGGCGCACGTGGCCGCCGAAGGAGACGGTGACATGGTTGGCGCGTGGCTGTTGCTCGCGCAGACGGAGCGGATCACGGATGCGGAGGAGGGGCGTAGCGCCTACCACTCCCACCTGCGGGGGAACTCATTCACGATGGTGGGCATCTGTGACGCCTGGAAGCACTCGGTCATGGTGAGCACGGTGAGTGACTCGTGAGCGCCGAGGATGTCCCGAGCTTGATGGAACTGGATCGCCTGCGTTGTGAGGTGGAGGCGGTGCGTGAGGCGCTGGAGGAGGTCGAGGATCGGCGTCGGGCTGCGGCGGTTGCTGCGGTGCGGGGTGGTGTATCGAAGGCGTCGGTGGCGTTTTCGGCGGGGGTGACTCGGCAGACGCTGGACCGCTGGCTGGGAGACTGGACGCGCAAGCGCTAGGAGAACACGGGAGACGCCCCACCGGTTTGGTGGGGCGCCTTCGTCATGCTCGGATGCTGATCACTTCATGTCTCCGATTGTGTCTCGCGCTTCGGTGAGCATGCCGATCACCTGGCCTATGGCCTCGGTAGCGTCGGCGGTTGGTAGGCCGGCTGCGAGGCCGCCGATGGCGGCGGCGTGCCCCAGCATGGCGGCGGTGAGGCTTCTCTTCACGGCCGCCTTGGCGGCTTCCTCGGCGACAATGGCGAACGCCTGATTAAGCATCTCGACTGTCATGCTGCCTTGTCCTTTCGTCTTGCTGCGGCGGCGAGTAGATCGCCGACGTGGTATCTGCCTTCGTGGTCGGTGAGGTGGCCGCGGTGTTTCCAGAGTCGGATGGTGGCCGCCCGTGTGGGGTAGCCCGCCTGTGTGAGGAGCCGGGCGCCTTCGTCGGGGGTGACTAGCCAGTCGGCGGCCGCCTCCAGGTGGGACTGGAGGAGGGGCTGCAACTCCCACTGGGTGTCGCAGGCCGGGCATCTGGCCCACGAGGACCCCGCCGCGGCGTAGATGGGCTGGTCGCACACGCCTCGGTCCCCCAGGCCGGTGAGGCACCGCCCGTAGAAGCGCGCGTCCTCGGGGACGTCCACGAGCGCGCTGATGGCCCGGATGGCGGCCAGGACCTCGGGGATGAGGGTGGCTAGCTCGGGGCGTCCGGGGTGTAGTGACGCCTCATAGAGTTGGACGCCGACGGCACGCCAGGTCTGCGGGGTGCTGCAACTGGTGAGGTCCGCGATCCACTTCGCCCACTTCAGCAGGGTCCTCTCGTGTGCGCTCGCGGCCTGGATGACGCCCAAGCGGACCGGGGGGCGGCTGCATGGGGTGGTGGCGGTCCCGCCGCCTTGGCCGCGCCTCAGCCCGGCCTTGGCGGCGTCCAGGGCGTCCATGAGCGCCACGATGCCCTGGGCGGCCTCGTCGAGCCGCTGGCAGGCCGTGACGCTCACGAACCGGTCACCCCGCAGCGGCTCCCCCGTCACGGGGCAGGAACGGGCGTCGGTGCTCACGCGAGGAACCCCGCGGCGACGGGGACGCGGATCTCCCCACGCCACTCATCCAAGGGGGCGACCATGCCGTCATCCTGCCCGTCGGCGACCTCACGGCGAATGAGGTCCGGGTTGAGGGCGTCAGCGAGGTCCGCAAGCTTCTCCCCGCCGATGGTGACCTGCCCGTCACGGATCGCAAGGATGATCGCCGCCGGGTGCTGGTCAGTCATGGGTGTCCTCCTTCGAGTTGGCGGCCCGCTTGGCGGCGTAACGGATGGCGTCGGCGATCTGCTGGACGGCCCGCTCCGCCGTCTCGACGCGCTCTCGGAGGCCCCTGATCTGGATGAGCGCGAGCCACAGGGCGACACTCAGGCACAGGGGCAGGAGGACAGTCGCCGCCCACTGGAGTAGTCCGAGCCAGTTCACTTGTCCTCCTCCTCGATGATCTGTGCCGCCCACGCGAGGGCGTAGGCACCCAGTTCCATGATCTCCTGCCCGCCGTGGCCCCCCTCGCCGATCAGGGTTGCTGCCTGGGCGAAGCGATAGGTTAGCGACATGTATCGATTCTCCTCATCATCAGGGATTCTGTCGATCTCTTTGGCGGAGGTCTCAATGTCATCCAGGCCAACGTGGTTCGGGTTCATGATGTACAGCCAGTCCGCGCAGGTGCGGGCTATCTCAGTGAGCTCATCCACCTTGCTGGGGGAAGCGTGAGTGAAGGAGATTGCTTCGAGGAGGATGGCGAGGCGACGCGATGTTGTGTCATCTGGCGTGACCCTCGGGCCCTTTAACTTTCTGGCGAGGGCTGCGGCCCGGTCGAGGGCGTTGGGCTTGTCGGCGGGCAGGTGGGAGAGGACTTCCAGGAGGGGCGGCTCCAGGGACTCGATCACGTAGATTCCCCGGAACGCGTCCTGTAGGCGTTTGAGCGTGGCGGTGGGGACGGCCGTGACCTCCTCCCACTCGTCGATGCTATCCCTCGGGTAGCCTCGAACGATGTGGCAATTGTCGCCTCGGTATGAGTTCCCGCCCTTGCATTTGAAGGCGATAATGTCCTCCCGCAGCTTGCCAGAGTCGTAGCCCTTAATGATGCGGATGAGGGATTTGTCGGGCCAGTTGGCCATGATTACTCCTGGGTGTCGATGTCGAGGGCGGCGGCGATTCTGGAGTCGCTGATGATGATGGTCTTTGGGGCGGCGGCAATGGCGAGTCGGTTTGTGATTCGGAGTTGTTCGCCGACTTCGAGGACGGCCTGGGTGAGGGCCATGAGCGCGGCTGTCGGGTATCGCGCATGGTCGGTTGCTCTCCACATGTTCTCGTTGACTGCATCGAGTAGTGCGGCTGCTTCGTCACGCCTGAGTACATGGTCGGTCATTTCAATTCTCCTGGGGTTATTGGGTTCGGATTGTGACGTTTTCTGTGTCGGCTTCATGGCCGCATTTCTTGCAGCGGATGATGGCTACCTGCCTCCAGTAGACTCGGGTGACGTAGTGTGGTCGTTCGTCGTTCCCGATCGAGTGTAATTCGACTGTCACTTCCGGTTGGAGGTAGTGGTCACCGCACCGGATTCGGTGCTGGTCTGGGTTGTATACGGCCATGTCAGCCTCCGATGATTGCGCGCCATGCGGTGGTGATGATCCAGATGATGACGCTGATGACGGCGAAGCATGCGGTGAGTGCGAGGGTGAGGCCGACGGCGTATCCGATCCGCTGGCTGAAGGTGGGGTTGGGTTTCATTAGTTCTCCTTGGGGTGTTTGGGTTGGGGTGGTGGCTGGCCCCGACTGCCGGGCCGGGGCCAGCCACCGTGTCATCGTGGTGTCAGACCCACGACCTGATCCAGTGCCATGCGGCGATGTACCATCCCTTGATGGTTCCCATTTTGTCCTCCTCTCGATTAGAAGGGGGGCTCGCCGGTGGGGGTGCCCCCGGTTCCCCACGGGTCCTGAGCGGACGTGGGGACGTTCCCCGAACCGAACGCGGTCGGCTGGGAGGGCTGCTGGCCGCCGAAGCCTCCCTGGCTTGCGGGGGCCTGTTTCGTCACCTGGGCGCGCTGCCTGCGCAGGTCCGGGCCGATGTGGTCGATTTCGAGCTGAAGGACGCTGCGGTTCTCGCCCTCACGGGTGGTGTAGTCCCGCTGGCCTAGGCGCCCCTGGGCGATAACCCACATGCCCTTGCGCAGGGACTCGGAGACGTTCTCAGCCAGGTCGCCCCATGCACTGGCTCGCATCCACATGGTGGTGCCGTCCGTCCACTGGGAGGTGCTGCGGTCGTAGCGGGAGGGCGTGGATGCGATGGAGAGGTTCGCGACGGGTTTCCCGGCCGGGGTGAATCTGAGCTCCGGATCCTGCCCGAGAACCCCACAAACTGTGATTACGGTTTCGTTAGCCAATGGCTTTTCCTTTCTGGGGAGTGGTCATATTCTCGCGTTTTCGCCCGGTTTACGCGAATCGCGACACGCCGGGGCGATTCGAGTGCGACCGGTCATCGCTTCTACGTATTTGACGGGACCGTGACCCGTTCGGCGAGAATCAAAACCTGGAGCGCGACCGCCCCGTCATCAAACGGGACTACCTGCGGATTCTCCTGAACGAACCAAGGAAAACGGTTCCCGTCAATGATGATGCTGTTACCGGAAACGGTGATCTCCTTAGCGAACCGCACGTCGTCAACCTGGGCGGGAATGTCTCCCGGCTTGGGGGCTGTAGTAGTCATGATTCCCCCTCAGGGATGTAGACGAGCATGTAGGGGCCATTCTCCTCGGGGAGCTCGGTCATCTCGGCGTCGGTATCGAGTCTGAGGGGAAACCAGCATCCTGGGTAGCAGGTGCGCCACGCTTTCCCGTCAGCGTCGATAGCGATCACGCCATCCGCCGCTCCGCGGGAACCCTCCCCGCCGTCGATCTCGGGCGGCCGGCTGGCTTCGCACTCTTCGAGGAGTGCGTTATAGCGGCCCTCCCACGCATTCTTCTCGCGAGCCTCAACCCGGAGGTCGTCGATTTCCTCTTCGAGGGCGGCGATGTGGTGGATGAGCGCGTAGATGTCGCCAGCTACATCCCCGCAGCCGCGCTTCTCGTATTCATAGTTCCTCAGCTTATCGACAATCCTGGCTGGAACGTTCATCTCTCCTCCAGCATTCTGATCGTGGAGTTGAGGTTGTGATTCTCTTCGCGGAGAGTGGAAATCGTGCCCTTGAGTTCGGCGATCCTGGCTCGGCACTCGTCGGCGTGATCCAGGAGGTCCTCGATGTCATCGGCCATGGCTTCGGGGTCTCCGGTGCTTACTCCTCCGTAGCCGTTTCCGTCTCGGTAGGCGTTCAGCGCCTCACGGATGTTCTTGGTGTTCCAAAGCCAGGGGTGCCGGGTGGCTGGGGTAGTCATTTCAGTTCTCCTCTCCGTCCTGGTAGCGGGTGAGCCAGGCGAGGGCGAGTGCGCCTACCTGGGTGACTTCGGCGATGGTGTCGGCGTTGTGGCCCGTGCTGTTGGTGTTGTCGTAGGTGAGGGAGGCGGCGACCTCCCCGACCTCCTCAGCGAGGGCGTAGAACCGCAGTTCATCCGTCGGCCCGTCGCAATCCAACGTCATGCCCGGGTGCTTGACGGCGGCCCGCTCGTACTCGGCGGCGAACGCGGTCACTGGGGTCTCGACGCCGAGGTGGATCAGCAGCAGGATCGACTCGGCGACGACGCGGGTAAGGGCGTTCTTGGCGTTGCCGTCGATGATCTTGCGGAGGTGCAGTGTTTCGGGGCGGTCATCACCGGGGCGGAAGTCGGCGCTCCTGCTGATCGCGCGCCCCAGCGCGCCAAGCGACTCGTGCCAAACGGTGACGCTCACCAGCGGGGTCGTAGTGATTCCCCATTCCCGGACGTCATATGTCAATCGGGCCGCCTTAGCAGTGAATGGGCATGTGCTCATTGGTGTTCCTTCCGGTGGGTGTGGGTGATGAGGAGGATGGTGATGAGGAGGACGGTCATGCCGTCTCCTGTGGGTGGTTGGGGCAGGTGACCTCACCGTCCATGTCGTCGGCGATCTCCCAGCCGAGGCGGCGGGCGAGGGCGTAGGCGGCGTTGAGGAGAGTGATGCTCCGATCTGTGTCGTCGGGGCCTTCCGGGAAGTCGATCCGCGATGGGCAGCCAGCCCAGTCGCAGGACATCGACACGTAGGCCCGCCGAACCGGGATGACCTGGATCATCGTGACCTCGCTTCCGCGGAGATGTACCCCAAGCCGAGGATGGAGACAGTGCAGAGGTAGGAGAGCCCGAGGCCAGCTAGCCACTTCGCCCACATCGCGACCGCGAGGGTGCGCACCAGCATGGCGAGGGCAATGAACGCGGCGACCACGCACACTGCGACGAAGGCAAACAGGCAGAGCCACAGGAAGTCGCGGGCGCCCATCTCACTGCCCCCCATCCTGGAAGAGGTCGCTGGGGTCGGGGTACTGCTGGGGCTGCTCGACGGCCGGGGTCAGGCGGCGGGCGCCACCGTCCACGCCCAGGTCACGCATGAGCCCATCCACCGTGAACCCCTGAATCGGCAGGTGCTGGCCCTGGGCGGCCTTCACCTTCAAGGACCGCAGCCCCGTCAAGTAGGTCTCCCCCGGTGCCCGCATCTCCACGGTCCCCGTCACCTCAAACGGGAGGGACTTCTCCGCACGAACCTTCCACGTCTTGTCCGTCGTCGGCCGGCCGTTCGCCATCACCGTCACCTGCTCCAGGCGGGCGGTCACGAGCACGGGTCCGGGGTGCGAGTTGAGGGCGGTCACGAGCTTGCGCCACTGCCGCTTCGCCGTGTTCCACTGGTCGATGGTCATGGAGGTCTTGCCGCGGCGGATGGTGACGGCTTCCTGCTCGCCGATGAGCATGTCCCAGATGTTGGTGATGGAGTCGACGACGATGCAGTTCGGTTTCCCGGCCCGGGTGGGTTCGGTGCTGGCGTCTTGGACGGCCTGGAGGATGCTTGCCATGGTGCCGTCGTGCTCGACGATCTCGTACCGTGCGCCCGGCAGGGATCCGTACATGTCGGCGTCGGATTCGCCGACCTCGATCCAGAACGTGCGGCCGATGAGGTCACTCGCACTGAACGCGGCGGCCGCGTAGGACTTGCCGGACTTCTCAGCCCCGGCGAGGAGGAGGAACGGCCAGGACACCTGCCCGGTCGGCTTGCGTGTCTTGAGGGCCATGGTCAGTCCTTGTCTGAGTCGAGGTAGTAGGCGGGGGCAGAGATTTGGTGAACTTCGGCGGGAATACCAGGCCAGTCACCCGAATCGAGGCAGTCCCGGTACAGGCGCAGCGCCTTCTCCACCTTCACCTTCCCGAGGTCGTCGAAGCTCCAATCCATCTCACAGACGCTCACGAGGTAGGGGGCCCGTTTGGAGACGACGACGTGGAGGAAGCGGGCCTCCTCGCCGGTGAGGTCACGCCAGATGCGCCGGTACCATGCCCGCTGCACGTCGTACCCGTAGCGTGCGGCTGCCCTCGTGAAGGCGTCGGGCTGGGCGTCGTCCGTGGTTTTCAGGTCCACCAGGACGTGCGCGCCGTCCCCGCCGGCGGAAGGCATGATCCAGTCCAGGCGGCCACGCATCCACACCCCGGTGCCGGCGTCCTCACTGAACACGCTCACCTCCGGGTCTCCGTCGGCGAAGATGCGACGGCACAGGGGGTGCTCGGTGACGGCGGCGGCGCAGTCGTGGATGGCGTCGTAGACGTCCGCCTTCAACGGGATCCCGCCCTCGTCACGGACGGCCTCAGCCCACTCGCGGGCCGCCTTCGTCCCCGTCGAACCGGACGCGGACAGCACGTCCTCCGGGTAGCACTCCAGGTGCGCGCCCACGCCAAGCACGAGCGAGTGGACAGCGCTCCCGAAGTCAAACTCAGGGCGGGTGGCTCGCGGACTGTTCCTGTAGTGGTGGAGGGCTGCAGGGGCGTCCAGGATCATCTTGGCTTCGGTGGATGACAGGGAGCGGTGGAGGGTAGGGTCGGAGTGGTACCACTGCTCGTCGAGGCCGTGATAGATGCCTGGCTTGTCGATGATGAGGCTCATAGCGGGTAGGTCCTTACTCGGCTGGGCTTGGGGGCTGGGGATACGCAGGGGTGACCCTGGGCGGCGAGTTCAGCGACGGTGGGGTTCCCGCGCCGCCTGGGCTTGTGCTGGGCTTGATCGTCCCTCCGGATGCCGGCGCGACGGCGAGCCTCGCTGCACGGGCGGCAGAGCCGGTTCCCGTGGTGGAGGCGCGTGCCGGGCCAGTCCGTCACGAGGGACATGGATGGGCGGAGTCGTCGCCCGCAGTCACGGCAGCGCTGCGGCTGCGACCAGTCCAGGACGTTCTTCACTGCTCGCCCCTCTCAGTGATGCGGATGAGGCAGTGCTCGCGGCGGATGAGGCCGGTGGCGAGGGAGCCGACGTAGCTCCACCCGTCGCGCTGGAGGCGGCGGACCTTGCGGTGACCGATCGGCCCCCAGGTGGGTACCCATCGGGCGTCGTAGACGCGGAGGCGGGCCACCGTCTGGTCGCCCTCGCTGCTGGAGGCGGTTATGTCGATCTCGGGGTACATGGGTTTTCCTTTCCGGGGGAGGTTGAGGGGGTTAGAAAAGTGGTTCGGCGTCGAGCCAGGATGTGGATTCGCGGGATAGCAGGTGGTCTCTGCGGATGAGTCCAGCCCGCAGGCAGGCCACGTGCGTCCATCCGTCATCGATGAGGCGCGCCAGCCGTCGCGCACCGATGGGTCCCCAGGTGGACACCCAGGTAGTCCGGATGCTGGTGCCGTAGGTAGTGGAGAGAGTCATGGAGGTGTCCTCAAAGGCCGTTGGTGAGTGTGTCGGCGTCGACGCGGAGGAGGGTGGCGAGGGCTTCGAGGAGCCTGGCCCGATGCTGGGCGTGCTGGCCGAGCGTGCCCCAGGGGAGGTTGGTGTCGATGCGGCCTGCCCCGCGGCGCTGCCGGTCCCGCTCATCCAGGGCCGAGGACTCCGAGTCCTGGTAGTCGGCGCAGGCGCACAGGAACTCCGCGGCGGCGGTGACGTCGACGCCGTCGCCACCGACATGGTCGAGGCGGCTCACAGGGCAGCCACCCATGCGAGGAAGACGCATGACTTGTCTGTGAGGTAGGAGGACGACATGGTGGTGTCCTCGCTTGGCGTGGCCCAGACTCCGCCGTCTTCGTCGTCGACGCGGGTCCAGGCTCGACCGTGCGTGTCGCGGACGACGGTGCCGCTTGGGAGGGCTCGCAGGTCATCGGCGTACATGAGCGCCTGTCCAGGGATGGCGCTGGTGACGGCGCGGAGGATGGACTGGAGGCGGGTGATCTGGTCAGCGTCGACCTCCTTCTGGCAGAGGTCGGCTTGGATGCTGGCGGCATTGTCGGCGGCGGTCTGCCATCGGTCGCGGTAGAGGTTCACCTGGGTCTTGAGTGCGTCGATGGTGTCGCGCTGTTCGCGGACGGTAGCGGCGAGGGCCTGCTCGCTCAGGCTGGGCTCCGTGGTCTGCTGGGCTTTGCGCTGGTCGGCGGCGAGCATGAGGAGGCTGATCGCGCCGATGGGGTCGTGGCCGCTGCGGTCGAGGAGGTCGCGTGCGCGGTCGCCGTAGGTGGAGACAGCGCCGTCGTAGACCTCCTTGACGGTGGTTAGGCCGTCGGCGGGCCACTGGATGCCTTCGACGTTGAAGCGCTTGGGGTGAAGGTTGACCTTCATTTTTCACGGTCCTTTGTTCTGGGGGTTGGATGGGCTGGGTTGGGGTTCCCGTGTTGCCCACGTGGACAACAGTAGGTGCCCAATTGGGCACCGTCAAGGCGGGATGATGGCTGTTACGTGTTCGTGACAGGAGTGGACGGCGAGGCTGACCACACAACGCGTTAACGCGCGTGAATTCGGCCTGAAAATGCGCGACCCCCACGGGGGTGCAGTCGCGGCACGCTAGGCCGCCCTAGGGACCTTAGAACGCTTCCTAGGGGCACTTCCGCCCCCGCCGTCACCCCCAGGGTGCGACGAACGCGCCAGGCGGGCGATCACCTCACGAGCCCGAGCCGCCCCATCACCCGACGGCTCAGTTGACGGCGGAGCCGTCAACTCAGCCACCGGGCGGGCCGGCGGAAGCGCATCAGCCCACGGCACACGCCCCGAACCCAGCGCGTGATCCATCCGAGCCAGCACCTCCGGCAACGGCGTCGACGGCTCCAACTCGGCCACCTGCACCGCCTGCGCCAACGACGCCCGCCCATGCCGGTCCGCGTCCACGTCAGCAGCCCCGTTGCCGATCGCCCGCAGAAAGCCCCGCAGGTACGCCGACTGCTCGAAACCGCTACGGCCCTCCGTCGGCAGACTGTGGCGCTCACGCCAGGCCCGGATCCGCTCACCCCGGACCGCCTTCGCGGCCCGGTTCACGTGCTGCGGTTTCGCCGCCCCATAGGTCTCCACGTCACCGGACGCCACACGCCGCACCGCCTCGGCAAGCACCTCGTCGGTCATGTCCTGGTCGAGGAGCGTCATCCAGGCGCGGATCCGTCGCTTGCCTCCCTCGGCGTCGACGATGCCGGGAAGCATGCCGGCGTCCACGAGGATGCCGATCGCCAGACTCACGCCAGTCGCTGTAGCCATCACAGGCCCTCCTTCGCGAACTGCTCGGCCAGGTCGTAGAACACCTGCCCGCCCTGTGGTCGCCCCTGGGGGCGTTGGGCTTGGAGGCGGAGGGTGTCGAACTTTTGGCGGAGCTTGGGCAGGCTGAGGACGTTGGCGCGCCAGAAATCATCGGCTTCGACCCAGTCGATGATGCGAGTGACCTCATCGACGGTGCGGCCGTCTCGGTCGATCATGAGGCGTGCCTGCGTGCGCCAGGCGGCAGTGACGCGTGGGGCTCGGCCGGTGCGACGCTGGACGCTCGCGGCCATGGCGTCGCAGACGGCATCGACGTCGGGGCGGGGGTCTTCGGCGGCGTGCAGATCGGCGTCGCCGATCGCTTCACTGTTCCCCTGTTCCCCTGTTCCCCTGTTCCCCTGTTCCCCTGTTCCAGGCGCGAAGGTGTCGCGAGGTGTCGCGACAGTGTCGCGAATTGTCGCGACGGTTTCGCGAATGGCGTCGTTCTGCGGGAAAGCGGTGGCGTCCCCCTCTTCGGGTTCGGGGATGCGTGACGCCTTCGGTTTATCTACCCGCTGGTGCTTTCCCCACCCCGTTACTAGGAAATAGGTCCTAGATGCGACGGTGTAACGAAGGATCAAATTCGCTTCGGAAAGCCTCGCGAGACCGTCGCGAACCTTCGCGACAGTGTCGCGAGGATTCGCGACCATGTCGTGCGGGAATAGGGCAGCCACAATCAACGCGACGTCATCCCGCCCCCGACCATGGTCATCCGCATAGGACCAGAGCCCAATGAACAGCAGCCGATCGGCGTCCGACAGGGCCGCGACGTCCGGGCTCGACCAGAACTCCGGCTTGATACTCCGAATCCTCACCATTTCCTCCTAGCATTAAATGCGGGGCTGGTTTGCATGCGCCAGGTGAAGGCCGCCCACGCCTCGTCGCCCCACGCCCGCGCGGGGTCTGCGTCTCTGGCTGCGCACTCGGCAGCGGACTCGGCAAGGTCTTCCAGGTAGCGTCCCCACATGCCCGCGGTGTCGAACAGGAACAGGTAGCCGTCGGCGGGCGAATGCCCCATAGCCTCCTGAGCCCACTCGAGGAAATCGTCGGCGTAGTAGTCGGCGTCGCAGGGGCCTCTCCACCTCCTGACGTAGCCGGCTGCGGCCTCGCAGGGCTGGCACCTCCGCCACTCCCGGACCGTCCCGTCATCGAAGGCCATCAACTGGGTGCACTGCTCCCCCTTGGGGATACGGCGGCCACAGTCATCGCACCGGACACGCCCCCGCGACCGAGGAGACCTCTCGTGAATCACCTCGGTCATGATTCGTCCTCCTGGATCTTCCGCTCCTCGGCCTTCAGCCGCTCGGCATAGGCATAGGTGAAGGACACGTATCTTTCGTCGATCGGGGCGACAATGATGAACGCGCCAGGCTTGTAGTCGTCGGCATACTCCTTGGCTGTGCGCCACACCGTGATACGAGAGTCATCCTTGAGGACGCCGTCCTGCTTGTAGGGGGCAAGAGCGTCGCCGATGGCTCGGATGAGCTTGTCCAGGTCGGGCTTGACGTACGGCAGGAGCCTGCCCTTGGCGGACCTGGGGCGGGGTAGGAGGAAGACGGCGGTGACGGCGACTGGACCGTCGTAGCGGGGCTCCCAGCCGGCTTCTCGGGCGGCCTCCTGGGCGGCGCGCTTGACGCGGGTACGCCAGGCGGCGAGTTCGGGGCCGCGGTCGTGGGTGACGACCACCCGCTGACCCGAGGTGAACGCCTTAGTGGAGCCCTCGGTGATCGGCTCACCGGGGACGAAGAAAGAGAATGAATCCATGGTTTTTCCTTAGGGTGGGGTGGGGTTAGCGGCCTTGCTGTTTGCGGCACCAGGCGTGGAGGCCGCCGTGGGGTTCGGCTGCCTGTTTGCAGGCGTCGCAGGTGACCTGCTCGTAGCGCATGGCGTAGACGCGGCCACGCTCGTGCGGGCGACGCAGGAGGGCGAGGAGGTCGGCCCCGCAGGCCAGGCCCATGCTCGGCATGAGCGCGTGGACCACGGCCGGCGGGGCGGGCTCCAGGAGGTCGAGGAGACTGTCCTGCGTCATGGCAGGTCGAAGAGGGGGATGGTCCCCATGGTGGGGTCCTCGACGTCGGCGGGCTGGTGGGCGGCGAGGCAGGCCGGGCAGACGAGCGGGCCAGTGAGGTCCGCGCTCTCGACGTCCTCGCAGTGCTCCGTGAGAAACCCGGCGTTCTCGAGTTTGCCGAGCCCGTTGCAGATTCGCCAGGTCGGGTAGTAAACGCCATCAGGGTGCTGGTGAGGCTTCTCCCACTCGACGTCGGCGATGTGACGCACCAGGCGCCCCGGCAGGAGGACGCGAGTCATGACTCCTCCTCAGCAGACATCACGGGGATGCTCATATCAGCCTCCCAGCGACCACTCTGGAGACCGCCCCGGAGCCCGGGAAAAGGTCGCTCACGGTATCCTGCGCGGGGTCGAATCCCAGAAGATCTAGCACCCATGTGGTCCATCGGTCAGGTTTAGCTCCGACGAAGCCGGTTACGGGGTGGGGTGCGCTGAGCACGTCAGGGACACTCATCCCGGTACCGGCGGCGCGCCGCGATTCGGGCACTTTGTAGATGAGTGCCTCCCAAACGGAGCGGACGCGGGCACCGTCAGGAATGGCGTTGGTGACCTGCCAGACGGCGAGCCGCCCCCCTAAGTTTGCTGCGTGCGGCAGTATCTCGGCGATAGTCTTCGCTGAGGCCGCCATAGCCCACCCATCCCATTGGAGATCGAGGTCGGTCATGAGTGCCTTGTGCTGGTCAGGGTTGTCCCACGCGCTGGCGTCATGGTGGAACTCGGCGCTCAGGCGGGAGCGTCCTTTGGCTCGTCCGGGCGTGCCATAGTGGGGGTGTTGCTTGCCGCCGTACCACAGTGCGGCGCGTCCCAGGTACGGTGGATCAGCGATCGCCAGTCTCACGACTCCTCCTCCTGCCAGAGGCCGAGCTCGGCAGCCAGCGCCGCACAGATGGCCTCGAAGAGGAGGTCGTGGAGACGGTAGACGATGATCTCCCCGCTAGGGTCGTAGCCCTGGTGGTAGCAGGATGCGAGGTCTCCTAGGCCGCTGAGGAGCCAGCCGATCCGCTCGGCGGGGTCCATGCCCAGGTCTCGGCCGCGGAGCTTGTATCCGATCATTTCCAGGATGGGCTCTAGATAGCCGTCGGGGTCCCGCTCACTGAGGGCCTGGAGGCAGCGTGCGGCGACGATTCGTGCGCGCGCCTGCGCCTGGTCGCTGGGCTTGTGGGTACGTGCCCGGTGCGCGGACTCGGCCCAGGCGGTGCACAGTTCTGAGACGTCCCGTGCGATGAGGGCGAGTGGACCACCAGTCTCGGCGAGTGCCGTCCGACATGGGGGGATCGTGGCTCGGGCCAGGTCGGCCCGCTTGAGCATGGCCTCGAAGTCGGCGCGGCGCTGTTCCATCGTCAGGGCGGTCATGCTGCGGCCCTCCCCTGCTTGGTGAGGGTGAGGAGGCGGGCACGCCGGCCGGAGGACGTGATCGCGTACTTGCCGGTCTCCTCAATGAGGTTCTTGTCCTGAAGCTCCCGCACAGCGGTGCGCGCACGGGACGGGGACAGGACACCACGCGTGAACCGCTCGACGTCGGCGAGCGTGAAGGTGCCGCGGCCGGAGCGGCGGATAGCACTCAGCACCTCGGCCTGACTGGGGAAGGTGCTGGTGACGGAGTCGGCCGCCCACTGGCTGGTGACCGGGTCGTTGGCGCGCACGGAACCGCGCTCGCGGGGATGGATGGTGCTGGCGGTGGTCATGCTGCGGTCTCCTGGTCGTTGTGGTGGGGGTGTTGGGGCTGCTGCAACTGGCGGGCTTCGGTGTCGTCGGCGTAGCGGGCGCGGAACTCCAGGGCGAGGACGGGCATGATGCCGTGCTTGACGGTGGCGCGTGGCTCGCTGGCGAGGACCATGCCGAGGGTGCGGAGGAGGTCCATGAGGTCGGCGACGGCCTCGCATTTCTGGTGGACGACGGGGACGGCGGCGAGCATCTGCCAGCGGAAGACGTACTCGCCGCGCCCTAGGGGCGTGAGCATGGTGAGAGGGGTTTTCACGAGGGGTCCTTTCTGGGGAGTCGGGGGGGGGTTATGCCTCGGGGAGGCGGTCGATCCAGGCTTCGAGGTCGTCCTTGCGGATGAGGTACTTGGTGCCTGCCATACGGGCGGGGAGGTGGAAGTCCGGGTCGGTGGAGCGGACTGCCTTGCGGATGTAGTCGACGGACAGGCCGGTGACTGCGGCGGCTCCGGCGAGGGTGTAGGTGAGGACGACGGTCATGGCTGGGGCTCCTCTGTGGCGGCGATTGCGCTGAGCGCGCCGACGGCGGCGTCGATCTGCTCCTGGTTCAGGTCGGGGTGCTCCTCCCAGAGGATGCCGATGTCGTCGGAGGTGGTGGAGACGACGCGGGCTGCGACCTGCATCGCGATGGTGTTGATGTGCTGGTCCATCAGTGACCCTCTTTCTCGGTGCGGATGGTGTGGGTGACGGTGGCGGCGGTGAGGGCGATGGCGAGGAGGAGGACTCCGGTGTGGTGGCCGAGCGTGGCGCTGAGGGCAAGCTCGGTGAGGATGGCTGCCGCGGCGACGGCGGAGAGGGCGTAGGTGGTCATGCCGCGGCCGCCTCAGCACCGAAGAACGACTCATCGCCGTAGTAGGAGGAGTGGATGTACCAGCGGCCCACGCTGCGGCTGGCGTACCAAGAGGTTGGCTCGTAGGCATCGGAGCGCTGCTCGCGGACGAAGAGGCCGAGGAGGTCGCAGAGGGCGTCGAAGCCGCCGTCGTAGGGGTAGATGGCGATGTCGAAGCGCCCTTCAGGGAGGGCGTGGATGTAGGTGTGGGAGATGTCGATGCAGTTGCGTTCGGCCTCTTCGATGAGGGCGTTCACGAGGGGCATGGCCTCGGAGATGGGGCGCTGGGTGGTGGGGTTGCACATGGGGTTTTCCTTGGGTGTTAGGCGGCTTCTGCCTGGGTGATGAGGTGGGTTGGGGTGGTTCCGAGGGCGGTGGCGATGCGGTTGATCTCGTCGAGTTGGAGGCCGCGTCCGGTTCGGAGTCTGCGTTGGAGGGTGGAGCGGGGGATGTCTGCGTCCTTGCTGAGTTGGAGGAGGCTGGTGCCTGTGGTCTCCATCTGGTGGGTGATCGCCCGGATGATGGGCGGCGGGTTGGTGTCCATGTGGACAACCCTAGGTGCCCAAATGGGCACCTGGCAAGTCGCTGGGAAACTCGTCAGAAAACCGTTACCATTCCGTCATCTTGGTGCCCAATGTGGCACAGTGGAGACATGAGCACGCGAGCAACGAATCCTGGAACCGGCCTCAACGCCGCTGCGGCCGCCGAACTCCGCACGCTCCGCGAGGAGCGGCACATGACCGTGAGCGGCCTCTCTGACGCCTCAGGCATCCCCAAGCGCTCCCTCATCCGCCTACTACAGGCCGAGCGCCCCATCACCTTCGAGCCCCTGTGTGCGCTCGCTGACGCCCTCGGAGTCAGCGCCTCCACGATCATCTCCCGCGCCGAGGACCGCCTACGCGAGGAGCAGCGGATGCCGGCGTTCTCCTGCTGACCGCGCCCCATAGACGACGAAGAGCCCCACCCAGATTCACTGGGCGGGGCTCTAGTCATCTGACCTCACCGACGATTTTCGGTGGCGAAGGTCGGTCGTGCGGTCTCGACACGGTCACGATATTGGTCAGGCGGTCAGGCCGAGGCGGGGGGCCACAGCCTCTAGGGCCTGCCGGGCCTGGTCCAGGTCGGCGTGCTGGTAGCCGAGCGTCGTCGTCACTGAGGTGTGCCCCATGAGGGCGATGATGACGGCGGCGGGGACGCCGGCGGCCATGAGGAGCGTCGCTGTGCTGTGTCGGGCCTCGTGGGTGACGTAGTACTCCCAGGGGTCATCGGCGGTGCCGTCGCCGCCCTTGTGGACTCCGGCGGCGTCCTGGAGGCCGTGCCACGCCTCCATGTCGTCGCTGGCGGACCACGGGCCGCCGTCAGGACGCGGCCACACCAGCCCATAGGGGGACTCAGGGCAGTGGTCCTGCCAGGCTGTGAGAGCGGCCGCCATCCACGGCACGATCGGCAGCACACGGGACCCGGCGGCGGTCTTCGTCGGCACGAGGTGGTAGGAGCCGGTCAGGTGCACGGTGTCGTACCAGCCAGGCAGGCCGGCATCGCGAGCCCTCTTGGGGATGGCCTGGAGCTGGCGGTCGATGGTGAGCGTCCCGGCGGCGAGGTCCACACGATCCCAGGTGAGCCCTAGGGCCTCCCCCTGGCGTAGGCCCTGGAGGAGGGCGGCCACCCACCGGCTGGCGTCGTGCTCGCCTGCGAGGCGGCGGGCGTTTCGCTCGCGCTTGCTGGCGTCGACGTCGAGGGTGGGCCAGGCGTCGGGCTCGGTCGCCGTCTTGAGGAGGGTGGCGGCGTCGGCGGCGGGGATGGCCCGGCGGCGGTTGGGCGCCTTCCTGGGGAGGGGGACGTCGAAGACGACCTGCGGCACCTGATAGCCCTCGGTGCGGGCGTCGCGGAGGACCTTGAGGAGGATGGCGCGGCACCGGTGCGCCGTCGTCGGGCTGGAGCCCGCTTTCTCGTGCGCCTTGTCGAGGGCGCGCAGGTCGGAGGGGTTGAGGTCGGTGAGGCGCTTGGAGCCGATTGTGGGGACGATCCAGAGGTCGATCATCCGGGAGGCGACGTCGAGGCTCGTGGGGCGCAGGCGCGTGGCGGCGGCCGCCTTCCACTGGTCGCACCACGTCTTGAGCGTGGTTCTCGGGCTCGCGCCCTGGGTCTGCCCGGCGGCGTGGTCGCGTCGGAGCTGGCGTAGGGCGCGCTTGGCCTCGGCCTCGGTCTTGCGGATGCGGGTGGCTCTCTTGAGCCCACCCGAGCGGGTGTAGCCAACGGGGAGGGCGGCGACCCATCTCCCGTCCTTGCGCTGGTAGATGCTGCCTTCTCCGTATGCCATGGGGTCCTCCTCGGGTAGCAGTGGATAGCAGTTTGGATAGCAGTGTGTAGCCCAGGATAGCCCATGAGGGCGCATGTTGGGTGTGGTGGTTTTGGCGGGATGGCGCGGTTTTGCGCCCCGCTCGACCCCATCCTACCCCCACAAACAGTTCTTCATGATAACTGCTTGAAGGGGGTTGACAGCCCCGGAATCATGCGGCACCATAGTGGTCACGAGGCACCCGAGATAGCAATCAGATAGCAATCTCCACGGAACTCCCCACAACCCCAACAACCACAACGAAAACTCCCCAGAAAGGCCACGGCCATGTCACTCCTCGACGCCGCCTGCATCAAGACCGACGACGGCACCATCCACGTCGCCCCGAACGGGACCATCGGCCTCCCCGGCCTCCTCACCCCAGACATCCCCGCCACCGACGTCGTCGACATCGCCGTCGAAGACGGGAAGGAAGCCAGCAAGCGAGTCACCGCCGCCCGCGTCGCCGCCGTCGGCATCTTCGCCCTCGCCATCAAGAAGAAGGTCGACGCCACCAAGTACATCCTCATCGAGACCACCGACAATATGCACGTCTTCGAGATCAACGCGAAGCGCCACCGCGAGGCGCTGGCTTTCGTGAAGCGCGCCAAGGTTGCCGTCGCCCGCGGCCAGGAGTACGCCGTCAAGAAGGCCGAGGAGCCCGAGCCCACCGAGGGTGCCCCAGTCGGCGACGTCGAACCCACTCCGAAGCGCTGGTGGCAGAAAACCACCGGCGACCTCATCAACGAACGCCGCGCCAAGAAAGGCAAGGCGCCCATCAACTTCAACGCCGCCTAGAGACGACGAAAGGCGCCCCCGCTACCCGAGTAGGTAGTGGGGGCGCACAGCCCGCTCAGGTCAGCCCTTGACGGCAGCTAGAGCCTCAGCGGTCGGAACTGCCCAACCGATGATGGTTACGCCAGCAGACTCAGCCAGCCCCTTGGCGGTGGCCTGCTCGTCCTTGCTGGTGACGACAGCCCAAACGCCATCGGGGAAAGCGGCCTTCGCTGCACCCCAGCCGGGAGCCCCGGCAGTCGGGCCGAGGATGCCGACGGAGGCGTTCTTGACGTCGGTGACCTGCCAGTCAGCGGGTCCGTCTGTGTTGTCGGACGCCCGCTTGAACGTGGCGTAGTCCCGGGTCATGATCTCGCGCAGCTTGTTCTGGCCGCGGTAGTGGATCGCTGTGTAAGGCGCCCGCGGGCGAGCAGCGATCAGAGGCAGCAACTTCCCATCGCTGGACCGGTACCACTGAGCCGAGGAGTCGATCTTTCCATTCAGGATGTACGGCAGGACCTCAATCCCAGCGCCCTCCAGGGCGTCCATGGCCTCGACCATGCCGGCGACATTGTTGCCGTCGTTCCGGTGCGTCTGGAGCCCGTACTGACTGAACTCCTTGCCACCGGACACGGGGCGCTGGGTGATAGCGACAGCGGCGTCCGTCGCGTCCGCGGTCGCCTGGATCGGCAGCGCTACCTTGTCCGGCTTGAGGGCGAGAACCGCGTCCACCTCCGCCTTCGTGTAGAAGGCGCGACCAGCCGTGCCCCAGCCGCCCGGCAGCCAGGCCATAATCGGCAGGCCGTCGCCCGTAGCCGGAGGCGGCGGGGTCGGCGGAGCCGCGGGCGCAGTCGGGACGACCGGACCCTGCGCCTTGATCCAGGAGGACAGAGACGCCAGGGCGTCCGCGATGTGCTTGGCGGCAGCCGCCCCGAAGGCGATGCTCCCGATCTTCGTCGGGTGCGTGTCGTCCGCCATGAGGAGCGTGTCGCGAGTGCCGTCACCGCGCTTCGTTCCCTCATTGCCAGTGCCGGACAGAACGTCGGACACCTGGACGGTGGGGGCGCCCGCCGCGAGCGGGGTCTGCCCAGCCTCAGGTGTCCACGCCTGGGTGACCCGGTAGGCGACGCCACCATAAACCACGACGTCACCCTCGGCGCACTGTCGGCCGTCGCGCCACGGCACAGCCTGCCTATCGGCCACGCCGAGCCAGTCCACGAAGGCGATGCCGTTGCCGAGGCCGCCGGAAGCGTCCACGCCCGCCTTGTGAGCCCGGACGTTGACGTGCGAGGGCCGGGACAGGAGGCGAGCCACCGACGACGGCTCCGCGCCGATCATGATGATCGGAACCTGCGGGAGCTTAGCCCTCACCTTCGTGACGAAGGTCTTCACGGCCTCCGTGATCTTGACACCCTCGGAGTCGCCGTTCTCGATCACCTTGTCGCTGTTCAGGGATCCGATGGTCACGATGAGGTTCGGGGCGGCCGCGCAGATGGCGTCGACTCGGGCGTCAACCTCGAAGGCATCTTTCCCGGACGACGAGTGAGCGAAGCCAGAGCCGTCAACCGAGGAGACCGCAGGGATGCCTCCGATGATCCGCGAGATGGCAGCCGGCAGGTTAAAGCCTGCCCCCATCATCGACTCCGTGCTCCAGGAGTCGCCGAAGTAGCCGACCGTGGGGGCGGGCTGGCCACTGCGGAGCGGAAGCGCGGCTAGAGGGGCACTCGGCGTCGACGGCGCGGGAGCGGGAGAGCCGCCGCCTCCAGCCTGGGCCAGTTCCGCCTTCGTCGCGTAGGTGCTCGCGGCGTCAGCGCTCCTCAGGTACACGGACAGGTCCGGGGCTGGGGCGTCCTTGCCGGGAGGGCCAGGAGGGCCAGGCTTGCCAGGCTTGCCGGGCTCACCGGGGTCCCCCTTGTCCCCCTTGACGCCGCCACCACCGCCCTTAGGGATGGACGACTTGACGTCATCCAGTTCCGCCTTCGTCGCGAACGTCCGATCCGCGCCGACTTTGCTGTACCAGCTCGGCTTTGCCATTAGTCCCTCCATGTGAGTAGTCCGTTGCCGTTGTCGATGATGTCTGAGTCGTCCCGCGCCTCGACGAGACCGGCATCCCCCCTGCGCGCCAGGGGTGAGGACTGGTCCTCCACCGGCTTGCCGGAGATGATGTCGGTCAGGTCGACGGTGGTCCCAGCCAGGATGCGCGCCCTGTACCGGCGCGGCGACTCGATATCGCCGGGGACATCCAGGGTCACCAGGTAGTTCTGTGCGCCCTGAGGTAGGGCGTCTGGGGCGGCAACCCGAATGCCGGGAGCCCCGTCCGGGCCGGATACCTGCCCTTGAGAGTCGATGCGCGCGACCACTCGGTGCGTGACTACGACGCTCGTGTCCCCCAGGTCACCTACCCAGTCCCGCTCCAGCGGCGTGAGTGTGACGGTGCCAGCGCGACCCGCCCCGTCGGGGCCGACGACCCGGCCGGTTAGCCAGGCGTAGCCGATGTTCATGGTTTCTCTCCTGCTGCGATAGATCGATTGGTGTCAGAGGGTGCCCCTCCCAGTAGGCGGGAGGGGGCTCCCTCTAGTCGTCGGCCAGGTCTCCGATAGGGGACTCCCCAGGGCCGCGCGGCAGGTCCCCCAGGGGCGCCCCACGGTCGAGGGCGATCGCGCGCGTCCTACGTGCGACCATCTCCCACTGGGCGGCCTCTCGGCGGGCGGCCTGCACCTCCGTCTCCCGCCCCTGACGGGCGTGCCAGAGAGCGCGGATAGCGGATCCGATCTGCCCGACCAGGGTAGCGGCGAGGCCGCTCGTGATGACGACGGCGATCAGGTCGGCTGCTCGCATCCCGTATCTCCTCTCTCTGCGGCGCGGGCCGCTGCGTCAGCCTCGCGAGCTTTCGCGACGGTCACGCCGATCTGTGCCCGACGGAGCGGGGTGTCCGGCTCGCGGCCGGGCTCCCATGCGCGGCCCCAGGTGCGGGCCATCCGCTGGGCGATCATGAGGAGGAGAGCGATGATGATGAGGAGCGGCCATCCCGGCCACCGGTCAGTGGTGAGCGCACGTAGAGTGTCCTCGACGGCGACGGCGAGGAGGCCGAGGGCGGTGAGGGCCGCCGCTGGCCCCTCGACTCCCCACCAGCCCAGCCATGCGGACGGGGCGCCCAGCAGGCACCCGATGATGGTGACGACACACCCTAGGGTGACGTCCCAGGGCTGGACGTGCGGGCTGGTGAGGATGAGGGCCATGGCGGCCGCCACGACCCCATACGTCGCCACCATCAGGGCGGTGACGACACGGGGCTCATGGAGGGTCCCCCAGATGCGGCGGCCCAGGCCCATCAGGACGCCTCAGGCTCGCTGGTAGCGGGCTGCTGCGTCTCAGCCGGTGCGGCGGCCAGCCACGGCACGTAGATGCGCAGCCAGGCGTCCACACCAGGCAGGGCCATGATGCGGGTGACCGCGCCCGTGATGGCGAGGACACCAGCGGCAGCGCCAGTGGCGACAGCCGGGTCCTGCTGGCTGGCGGCCGTGTAGACCACCGGAGCCAGGGCGCACAGGCCCACGAGGGCCTGGAAGACCGTCCGGATGACGGCGCGCGACGGATGAATTACCTGGGAGGCGGTAGCCTCATGCTTTCCCATGTTGTTCCTTCCTTGTTGGGTGGCGGTCACCAGAGGCGGCCGGAGCCGGCCCTGGAGTTGTTGAGTGCTCGCTGGAGCGCCCCGATCGTGGCTGGGCCGGCCTCACCGTCAACCCAGTCAGCGAAGTCCCAGCCTGCCGGCAGGTACTCGCGGTGCCAGGCCATGATGAGGAACTGGAGCGTGCGCCACGTGTCAGCCCCAAGGACGCCGTCGACGTCGAGGCGGGGCGAGTCGTTCAGGGCGGTCTGCTGGTCCGGCTGTACGGCCGAGTTCAGGAACGACTGAAGCCGCTCAACCGCCGGGCTGCCGTCCTCGTCCAGGACGCCATCAATAGCGGTACCCATGACCTGCTGGAGCCTGCCGATCGTCGCGATGCCGAAGACCCCGTTGCACACGAGCTCCGACTGCCCGTCGCTCTTGTTCTTCTTGCCGGTGTACGGGCTCGCCGACGGCGCGGACGCTGCCGGGGCGGATGCGGCGATCTGGCCGCCGCCCTTCATCGTGTCCCACGCGCTGCGGTCACGCAGACGGTCCAGGTCGAGGTGGCTGTTGTAGCCGGGCAGGTACCCGTCCTCGGTGTACTGGTGAATCAGGACGTTGCCCCCCCAGTAGGGGACGTTCGGGATGGGCGGGTCACTGTAGGCGCGGCCGTAGTCGCTGTACTCGGGCCCACCGGCGTACCACAGCGGGAACCGGCCGGCCACAGCGGACCAGTCTCCGCTCTCCAGGCCCGCCCCGTTCAGGTAGATGCCCGGAGTGGAGCCGATCTCGGCGACCATCTGGTTGAGGATCACGAGGGCGTCCGAGGGGGTCAGGTTGAGGGCGTCAGCCTCCCAGTCCAGCCAGAACGTCGCCCTTCCCGCGTAGCTCTTGGCGCGGTCGAGGAAGTAGCGGGCCTGCTCGTTCGCGTCCTCGTCGTTGGCGAAGAGGTAGAGCCCCAGCCTCTTCCCGGAGGCCAGTGTTGCCTCCGCCTGGGCACGCCAGAACGGATTCTCATAGCCGGTTCCCTCCGTCACCTTGACGATGACGAAGTCCGCCCAGATGGCGGCGATATTGAGCCCGCCCTGGTGGCTGGAGATGTCAATGCCGTGCGCGTGCGCCGGTGCCGAGGAGACAGCAGGGGCGGCGGGCTTGGAGGCCGGCTTCCCCTTCGCGAACTCGGGCCACTGCTGGAAGAACTTGCCCTCGCTGAAGCGGTGGCAGGACGTCCACGCGCCACGCTGAGTGTACGGGTGCTCGCTGTATCGGGCAGTGCGGGTCTCCTGGCCGGTCTGGTCGCCGGGGGCACCATAGATGTCGCCGGTCTCAGCGATCCACGCCTCCGACTCCAGCGGGTCATAACCGTCCTCGACGATGACGACGACGTGGCCGACGCCGCCCTCATTCGCCGCGGACAGGACGATGTCACCCACCCGGAAACCGCCATCCGGGGTCATGGCCTCATCAGACCAGTTGACCTCCTCGAAGCCGCGAGCTTCGAGCCCGGCGCGGAGGTTGCCGGTCCAGAAGTCGTTGATCTCCAACAGGGCCTTGTGCCCCCACGGCACCCCGTAGGTGTGGTGGAGACCGTAACTGACCGCACCGGCGGCCAAGGAGGAGCAGTCGGCGCTCTGGGGCGACGAGACTCGCCCATGGGCGTCCGCCGCGGCGTACCAGGTGCGGCGATCCTCCCCCTGGCTGTAGCCGACGTTCTGCTCATCGCAGATTCGCCGGGCGATCTCAGCGGTGACACTGCCGACGGTCATGCCACGCCTCCCTGCTGCTCCTCCCAGCCCGCGGCGAAATTGACCGGCCCGGCCTTGAAAGGATTGAGCCAGGCACGGGCGACATTCTTGTAGGTCTTGCCATCGACGATGATCCGCTCACCAGGGCCGACAATGGCGTTCGCCTGAAGGTCCTTGATGTTTTTCGCCTCGTGCGAGACGGATGCCTCGTAGGCGTCGATACGCCTATCGACCTCATTCTTGCAGTCGCGCAGGTACTCGCGGCGGCTGGCCTCATCAGAGACCCGGTTTGCCAGCGCAACGAAATCGTCATCTTTCATGAATCGGAGGCCGCGCTCCGACGTGTCTAGGAATCCTCCAGGCATTATGCCATGCTCCTCGGGTTAGCGATTGCGAAAAGGGTGGAATAGGCGGAGTCCCCACTAATGGAGAATGTTCCGCCTGTTCCGTACGCTCCGGTGAAACCGCAGCGAATCTTGGGGTCCTGACCGGCCGGGACCACACGGACTCCGGTCACGGTCACGGACGCGCCAGTGGAATCATTGGGGAAGCGCGCCCGGTAAGGACGATCCAACAGGAAAACGGTGGCGTCGATATCGCCCGCGCTGACACGACCCCACACGGTGAAAGAGACCTGAACAATCCGGTCGTAGGGGCGCACCCCTAAATCGACCTGCGCCGCGCCCGAGTACTGGCCGTTGCTGAGCTTCAGTGTGTTTGCGACGACGACGCTGGCCTCTACGGCCTGGACCTCATTCACGGGGCGCAAAATCCAGCGGCCACCATTCTTGGAGCCGTCGGAGCGGTAGAGGATCCCGCCGACGTCCAGGTAGGCGGGGTGTGCCGCCGTCGGGGCGTGACCGATAGCCTCAGCGCGGCTCAGGGTCTCGCGGGCGGCCGCCACGGACTGTGCCGGGAAAACGATCCCCGCCGTGTCGAAGGCGTTGGTCCAGGCGGACAGCAGGTCATCCCCGGCCGCCGGGATCGTGACGCCCTTCCAATGGGTCTCAGGCATTTCCTGTCCTCACTTCGTGTAGGAGACTTCAATAGTCAAATCGTGCGACCAGTAGCCGTAAGACGCGCTTCCCTTGGTCTCAAAGGAAATGCCGCGGAAATAACCGCCCTTCCAGCTGTTCCACTGGTCTCGGGGAATCTGAATCCAACGGCCGTCACCACGGCCCCAGCCGCCGGACTCATACCACCTGTTGCCGCCACCGGAATACGAGCCGGGCGCGGACTGGAAACCATGTGAACCAATAGAAGCGACGCCGGTCTGCCCATACCAGTGCTTTGCGTAGGCGTACACGCGCATATTCGTGATGGTCGCACCAGCCAGGTCCCCGGTCATATTCGGGAAACCAATCAGGCTGTTATAGCTCCACCGTGAATACGAGCCCTGCGGCATATTGTCAGGCCAGGACGAATCGGGGCTACCGTTGGAATACGCCTTCCACCAATTCGACCGGTACGTCTTGACGTAGTTGCGCTTAGGTGTTGGCTGCTCCGACGGCTTCGGCGCACCCAACGACACGGACTTGTTCACCTGGAGCGTCGGCTCCACGGCCAGCCCCAGGTCACGAACCCACGCATGCGGCTGCGGCAGGCTCGAGTCCTCCACCGTGAGCACGACGCCCTCAGCCCCGTAGGCCGACGCGGCCAGGAACAGCAACCGGTACGTGCCCGACGTCGACGGCGTCCACGGCTGGAAAGTCACGTGGCTGGTCTGCAACTGGTTCCGGTTCTCGGACACGACACGGATACGCTGCTCAAACGTGTCTTGCGCGCCGCCGTTGACCGGCGAGCACTGCAACCTAGCCTCGAGCATGGCGTTCGCCTTGCCCGCGTACCAGGTGACCAGCTCCTCCACCTGGTACATGCGGCCCGCCTCGAGGTCGACGACGAGCTCATAGAGTGAATCGACAGAGCGGACTATGTGCCGGTTGCTGCCACCCCAAGGCCAGGCGGAGCCCCAGGCGACCACGCCGCGGGGGAGAGCGGCCAGGGTCTCGGCCAGGTCCGTGCCGCGCCAGACGAGGCGGTCGACGACAGAGAGGGACTGTGCGGTCACCTCGCCGTCGCCGGTGATCGTCGCCTTAGCGAGCCCGTCGGTGCCGGTGATGGACAGGAAGTCCTGTCCGGCCGTCCCTAGGGTGACGACCTCACTCGGCTGCCCGCCGACCGTCTTCACCACGTGGAGGCCCGTGGAGTCCATGATCGCCGCGTCCCCGGACGGGTCACCGGCCACGATCCGCGTGGACAGGCGGATCGTGTCAGCCAGGAGTTCCCCGGTGATCCGCGCCTGCCCGGCTTGGAGCATCTGCGTTGTCACCTTGGCGAACGTGCCGACCTTCGCCCACAGTTCGTCGCTGGCGGTGATCTTCGGGGCGGTGACAGCGCCGTCAGCCAGTTGGACGTTCCCGACCGAACCGGGGACCAACACCTTGCCGGCGAACAGCATGTAGTCCTGCCAGGCCTTCTCCCGCCCCGACCACACCTTGACGCCGGTGGCCTGCTTGTCTGCGCCAGTCACCACCCACAGGTCCCCGTCGACGGGGGAGTCCGGGGCGGTGGCGGCGACCGTCACGCGGCCGATCGCCCGCTTCAGGGCGTTCGCGGCCGCCTCACCAGAGGTGGCTGCGGCGTCCTTGGCGGCCTTGACCTCGTCGGCCAGGCGCTTCTGCGCGGCCTCGATCTCGGCCCGCGCCGCGTCCAGTTCGGCCTTGGTGCCGGCCGCCTCAAGGGCGATCCGGCCCGTCGCGCCCGTAGCGCGCGCCTGCCTGCCCTCGGGGAGTGCGGCCGGTGAGACCACCTGGTAGACCCTGCCGGTGCCGTCCTGGAGGCACACGCACTCCGCGCCGACCGCGGTGACTCCGCCGTCGGCCGGGGCGACGACCTCACTCACCGGGTCATCCGCCGGCAGCTCGACGCGGACCATGCCGCCGTCCTCGATGTCGAGGACGCGGCCAGTGGCCCACGTGCCCGCTTGCGAGCCGCTGCCGTAGGACGCCTGCTGGCTGGCGACGGCGGTGCGCGGCGACGGCTTACGGTCCAGCCAGAGATTCGGCTTCACCATGCGAGCTCCTCGACGTCGACTCTCATCTGCCCGCCCGGCTTGTCCACCGGCAGGCTGTAGGCGATGACCTTGCCGACGATGATTTCCCCGCCGTCGGTGTGGACTGCGATCACGTCGCCGGCCTCCAGGCGGGGGTCAGCGGCGATCGCCACCGACCGCTTGGAGGCGGCCTCCAGGGCGTGCCGCATGTAGGTGCCGGCCGCCTTCCTGACCGCGATCGCTGACGATGCGGCGTTGAATTCGCGCCGGTCCGTGACCCACCCGTAGAGGTGTGGCTCGTAGGGCCAGGACGCTGATACGGCGGTGCCGGTCCATTTGATGACCGGTTTCCGCTGGTCCTCCTGCTGTGGGCTGCCGACGACGACCCACCGGTTCGGGCGGCGCTCCACGCTCTTGCGGGGTGCCTCCACGAGCAGGTCACGCCCGCTGTAGCGGGCTACCGGCTCGGAGCCGTCGGTCTGTGCCCACAGGTGCAGGCACCCGTCGGCCTTCACCGCGTAGTTGAGTCCCCGTGCCTGGCACAGGTCCCGGATGGCCTCAGACCTGCTGTGACCCCACTGGGTGTTCGGGTGCACTCTCGGGTTTGGGGCGCCCGGGTCCAGCACCACCGGGAGGGTGCCGGCGAGCCGCTGTGCCTCAGACAGGGCTGTCGCGCCGCGGGGCGGGGACGAGGGCCAGGGCATCGGGTCCTGCTCGAGGAGCTGCATCAGGTCCAGCGCCTCGACCTTGACCGACCCGTTGTCCTGCTCGTCCCAGGACTGGTGCTGCCACCATCCGAGGTCGACCTCGTCGCGGCCCTCCCGGGTCTCGAGGATGGCGGTGACATGTGACCGCTGTCCGTAGTTGTTGAGGGCTGCCCCGGGTGACTCGGGCACCCACCCTGACGGGCAGGTGTAGGTCAATTTCCCGGGGACGACACGGTCGGACGCCCAGTCGATTTGCACGTCCTCGCAGGGGACGTCGACGGCGAGGACACGGCCGCCTAGGTGGACGTCGATCCTGGCTCCGACGGCGACGGGGCCGGCTAGGGCCTCAGTGGACGGGCCGGGTCTCATGGCATCCCCTGCACACGCTTGGCGACCTCGAGGGCGGACCATGCCTGCCAGCCCGGAGTGTCCGGGTGTGCCTCGCCGTAGTCCGCCCATTCACCCCAGGTGGTGACGGGCACGGCACCCTGCGGCGTGTTCTCGGCGCGGGGCTCGTGCTCGATCCATTTGATGGTGACCTCGATGAGCTCGCCCGTGACCCGCTTCCGGGTGACGCCGTTGACGATGACGGTCCTCGGTGGGACGCCCGGCACCGGCATCGTCGGTATCAGCATGATCGGGGCGTGCGACTGGAGCACCCACCACAGGAACGGCTCGGTCGCCGGGGTGCAGGTGACGACGCCGGTGCCGGTCATGGGCTCGTCACGGATGGCCCACCGGGTGACCCCGGCGACGCGTGACGCCGTCGAGTCCCAGTCCAGCGGGTCACCGTTGTGCTCGTAGGCCAGGCCGGGGGCGGAGCGCCCGTCAGCCCCGGCCACCAGCACCCCATACCAGTCCCCGACAGGGCGGGTGAGCGACACAGTGTCGTCACCCGCCCGGTAGGTGACCTCGACGCCGGGCGCGGCCAGGCCGTCAGCCACAAGGTGCTGGCCCTGGCCGACGACGGCGAGCAGACGATCATCCGCAGTGACCTTGGCCGGCCCGTCCACCAGCAGTGACGGCAGGCCCGACGCGGCCCCGATCCAGCCCTTGAGCGCCATGGCAGCTCCTCTCAGTCGTCGCGGGACGCGTCAATGGCGACACGCTCCGCTTCCACCTTCATCCGGCCGATGAGCCGGTCATCGACGTCACGGATCACCAGGGTGTCCGGGGCGTGGTTCTCGCGGGCTAGGAGCTGGTCGATCTTGGACCACTGCCCGCCCGTGAAAATAGCCTCCGGCTGCCGGGTCTGGTTGGTGACCACCTGTGTCCCCGGCTGGAGCCAACCGCCGCTGTCGTACTTGAAGATGCCGGCGCTCGGGCTCCCGTAGATGGGAATCTCCCGAACCGGAACATTGAAGGTCGGGGCCTCGATCATCATGCCGTTGCCGGAAGCGACGGCGACGTGATGAGCACCTCCACCGCCGACGGAGCCACCCCAGAACAGCAGCGTGCCGGGCACGTTGGGGTTGCCCGGCGTCGAAGCCGCCTGGAACGTTGACGCCGTGTGACGGGGCACGTTGTGGCCGAGCGCGCGAAGCGCCCACACGATCAGGCCCGAGCAGTCGACGCCGCCGGGCACGTCGACGCCACCCCACACGTAGGGAGTGCCGATCGCCAGGCGGGCCTGTCCGACCAGGTCGGACGCCACCATGTGCTCCGTCTTGCCCTTCACGTAGTCCGCGACACCGTCGATGATCTTCTTGGGGATGGCCTTGCCAGCCTCCCAGAAAGCGCCACCGAAGTTGCCGCCGTCGATGAGCTTGTTCACCGGCACCCGGATGAGGTTCTCGACCGCGCCGAGCGGGTCAGCGATGATGTCGGCCGCCTTGGACGCCTTGTCAGAGACCCAGTCCCATGCGGACTTCGCGCCGGACTTGATGGAGCCCCAGATACCGCCGTCAGCGAAGGCGCTGATGCCAGCATCCCCGCCGGGGATGGGGCGGCCACGGCGGGCCGCCCAGTTCATCGCGGCGACCATGCGGGGCCCGCCGACGGCGCGCGTCCACTCGGGCCGCATGATGGCCTCACCGCCGGACAGGGCCAGGGAGCCGCCACCGTCGGGGGACACGAAGTGGTAGATGTCCTTGCCCGGGCTGTAGCCCGGCAGGACACCACCAGTCGCGTACCCGGCGATCGGGCTGACGGTCGGCATCCGCAGCTCAAGACCGAGCTTCTCCATGACCTTGTCAACAAGCCACTTAATACCGTTCGTGTAAACGGTATTGATGACAAAGTTGATGGGCTTAGCGGCCGCACCCTTCACCTTATCGAAGGCGTTGGAAATGCCGTCCTTCATGCCATTGAAAGCATCCTTGATGCCATTAACGACAGTATTGATTGCCGGCTTCACCGTGTTGGTCAGGAAATCAGACCAGCCCTGAATCTTGTTGGTGATCCAGTTAATGACCGGACTGATTACGTTGTTCCACAGCCACATCCAGACCGCGCCCATGGCCCGCACTGACACGTTAATGACAGAGGCGACAACGTTAATCACCGGGACGAGGACACTGGACATGACGGAAATCCACGAGGAAATCCAGTTGATGACCGTGCCAATCAGGCGGGCGAGGACCGGGAGGACCGCCGCGATGATCGGCGTGATGACGCTGATGACCGTCCCGATTATGGACACCAGGGGCGGCAGAATCGCCGAGATCACGGACATCACCGCGGAGATGACCCGCTGGAGAGGCGGCATGATCGCAGCAATCACCTGCACGATCACCGGCATGACCGCGTTGACCAGGTTCATCAGAATCGGCATGAGCAGGTTCAGCGCCTGCACCAGGATGTTCGCGATCTGGTCAATCACCGGTGCGACGGCGGCGGCCACCATGGAGAACATCTGCCCCAGGAGGGGCAGGACCGTCGCCGCGATCTGTGTCAGCGGCGGCAGGAGAGCCGCCATGACACGGGTGAGAGCCCCAAAGATCGAGGTGACGATCGGCGTGGCCGCTGCGACCAGCTGCCCGAACACCTGCGCGAGAACCGGGACGATGACCTGCGCCATGTTCGCGAGCAGGGGTGCCACGACGTTCAGCGCCGAGCCGAGGGAGTCACCGAGGATGCCGGCGATGGTCCCGAGCTGGGAGCCGAGCGCCTGGAGAGCCCCTGAGATCGCCGGCGACTGGAACGCCTCTCCGAGGGTCTTGAAAGCCCCGGAGATGGCGTCGCGTAGCAGCTGGCTGTGCATCATCATCGACGTGAACAGGCCGATGACGATGCCGACGGGGCCGGTCAGGCCAGAGAACACGCCGCCGATGAGCGGGATCTGTGTCAGGAGTGGGCCGAGGGCGCCCACCAGGCCGCCGATGATCGGCGTCAGCCCGCCGAGGGTTTGCCCCAGTTGTGAGAAACCACCCGAGCTCTTGAGCTTGATGATCGCCTCACCGACGCGTTCACCGAAACCAACAATCCCTTCAGTCATGGTGTTGATCTTGCCGGCGATTACGTCGACGCCAATGGCCTTAATAATTGCGGACATGGCTTTCCTGATGCGGTTGCCCGCGTTCGTGAAAGCCGTCGCGATACCGAGGGTTGCGGTACGCGCCTGCGTGTCAAAAGACGCAACACCCTCCATCCCCTCCGAGTTAAGCTTCAACAACGCGTTGTTGAAGTCCTCGAAGGTGACGGTGCCATCCTTCATCGCGGCGTACAAAAGCGTCGAGTTGCTCTCCGCGCCGAGGATGGACTGAGCGATCTGGTTCATCTGACCAGGCATCGCGTTCGTCATGGAGCGCCAGGCCATCATGTCGACCTTGCCGACGGCCATCTGCTGCCGGTACTGCTCCATAGCGTTGGCGGCCAGCGTCGTCGACGCACCACCAGCGAGGAGGGCGTTGTTCATCGCCAGGGAGATGTCCGTGGCCTTCGTGAGGTCACCGGTCAGCGGGGCGATGCCCTGCACCATCCTGACGATGTCGTCGGTGGCTGTTGGCAGGCCGTCCAGGGAGTCGCTGATGCGGTTGATCTGCTTGTCCGCTTCCTCCGCCGAGTAGCCGATGTTGGCCATGACGCGGGGGAAGGTGAACAGCTGGTCGGCGCGCTGGACCGCGCCGCCGAGGTTCGCGCCGATGACGGATGCGAGCCCAGCAACAGCGACGCCGGCGGCCTTCGCGCCGGTGCTGATAGCGCCCTGGAGAGCGTTACCGACGGCGGTAGACAGGGAGGCGGCGGCGTTGATGGCGGCGGACGCGCCGGAGGAGATCGCGGAGCCGATCTTGCCGCCCACGCTGGCGAACGCGGAGCCGATCTTCCCTGGGAGCGCCTGCACCGGGGCCGGCATCTTCGCCCAGGCAGACGACCACGTCGCCTGGATACCGGACAGGGCGTTGCCGATCACGCCGCTGGTAGCGCGCAGGTTCGCGCCGACGTAGGAGAAGGCGCTACTGATGGGGGCGGTGAACTTCTGGAAGACGCCACCGACGCGGGACGCGACACCAGAGAAGGCGTTGCCGACGCTGGAGGCTGCTCCCCGCGCGGCGTTGACAGCGGACTGGAAGCCGCTGACGATGGGGGCGGTGGCACGCTGCCAGGCCGCGGAGATCGGGGCGGACACCGCGCTGAACGCGCGCGCCAGGTTGGCGGTCGCTGCCTGCCAGACAGCCCCGATACGGCTAGAGGCCGCCTGGAAGTGCGCCTGGATAGCGGCCAGTGCCTTCGCCGCGCCGGGCGCTAGGCGCGTGAACGTCCCCTGCCAGGCGGTGTTGATGAACCTGGCAGCGTCACCGGCGATGCGGCTGGACGCGGCGAACGCCTGACCCACAAGGCGGGCAGCGTCAGTGGCTGCGCTGAACCCCGCCGCCGACTTCGACGCCAGGGCCGACAGGGCCGCAGGAATCTGCCCGCCGCGCCGGATCGCCGTACCGATGCCGTCGACGATCCGGTCACCGACCTTCTGGCCGGCCTTCTGCGCCGGGGCACCTGAGAACGCCTGTGCGACGGCCTCAGGGGCGCCCCGCAGGGAGGGGACCAGCTGGACGTAGGCGGTTGCGAGCTCGATGGCTCCTCCGGCGACTCCGGCCATGCTGGCCCCCTCCCTCTCTATGCGGTTTTCTGTTGCCTCGCCTTGAATCGGCGGAGGCGCTCGGCCTCCCAGGCGGCGTCGTCTTCCTGGTTCTTGCGCCACCCGACTGGGGGTGGTTCTGGTGGTGGCGGTGGTTTCGCCTTCTCGCCGCCCAGGAGGGCGACCAGGGCAGTGACGACGCTGTGTCCGGCGCTGAGCGCGGCCGTGGTCTCGTCGGACCAGGCGAGCGAGCCCCCGGTGCGCCGGTGGAGGGTTGCGCCTGGGGGGAGACCCTCGATGAGGGCCATGCACCGGCGCATCGTGAGCCGCCCGCGCCACAGGTCGAGCAGGTCAACGCCGTAGTAGCGTTGGAGGTCTGCCTCGATGGCCTGCCCCTCCTCCCTGAGGAGGATGGGCAGGCGGGTCAGTTTCCCATGCCGAGCGCCTCGAAAATCTCCATGGCGGCCTGCACGGCGAGGGTGAACCGGACACGCCCGGTCTCGTCCGAGCAGCACTCACGCAGGAACCGGGCACGCTCACGCTCATCGGGGAAGACGATCTCGAGGAACGGGCCGGGGACGCTCTGCGTGAGCTTGGACATGGCCTCGTAGTCGTCGAGGTCGTCAGAGGTGACCTCGATGTGGAAGCCCCGGTAGTCGGTGACCAGGGTGCCGCCGGTGGCCTCGGCCTGCTGTAGGCGGTCCTGGGGGACAGCCGCGCCGACATCAGCGGCGCGCTGCGCGGTCGCGCCCGGCGCGGTCTGACGGTACGGGCGGTTGCGGTTCTTCTTCTTCTTGCTCATGGTCGGTCCTTCCTAGGTAGGGGGCCGGTCAGACGGGGGTGCCTCCTGGTGGGCGAGGACCGACCCAAAGTCGCCCACCAGGAGGAGATTTGTCACGCGGCCTTGAACGCCTCGTCGTCCGTCAGCATCGTGATGTCGCCCGTGAAAGTCCCGGTGACCTTATAGGCGACGTCGTCGGTGTTCGCGAGCTTGAAGCCCTCACGCTCACCGATCTGGAAGTTCTCGCAGTGCCACAGGTACTTGTGGCCGTTGGCCTCGGCGTAGACGATGATCGCGACGTTCTCGACCTTCCGGGACGAGGACAGGACGTGCTTGATGACGCCGGAGTCCTCCGAGGACGCCTTCACGGTCCACTGGAGCTTGAGCGTGTCGATGTTGGACTGGAGGGCCGTGAACGTCAGACCGGAGTCGGACTCGGTCATCTGCACCTTGTAGACGCGGTTGCCCTGATGGGCGCGCCGCTTGTCCACGGAGTCGTCAGCGGTGAACTCAATGCCGTCCTTGTCGATCCAACCGACCTCCTTGAAGGTGGTGGGGATGGCGAGGGTGGTGGGGGCCTTGGTGCCGGCCGGGGCGAGAGCAACACAGTCATCATCCGAACCAGCGGTGATGATCTGCATCGCGTTTAGCTTCTCGTAGGACACGGATATTCCTTTCAGCGGGTGAGTTGGTGTCTGATTTCGACGGTCCAGCGGTATCGGTCCCACCCGCTGGTGGTCGGCGGCTCATTGCTGGGGCCACCGACCTCGGTTCGCCGTATGACACGAATACCGCCCGGGAGGGGCGGCATCGGATTGAAGATGACGGCTCTGGCTTCGAGACAGAGCGCGTACGCGGATGACTTGGTGGGCGCCCACGCCTCGACCGTGATCCGTGGAGCGTCCACGGTCAGGCCACGGGTGCCTCCGACACGGTCGATGAGGACGAACCGGCCAGGCGGGTCCCTCGGCAGGAACCCATAGACGGGGACGCCGGCGAGACGTTCAGCGAGGTAGCGGCGGAGCCCGTCGATGATGTCTGGCTGTTCCATGCCGCTCACCTGCCCGCATCCAGGGCCTTCATGAGGACGTTGCCGTCCGCCTGTGCCTTGCGGCCCTCGTCGTCGGCGGTACGCACCTGGGAGGCGTACCGGTTGATGCGCTTGTCGCGGCGGCGCACGAAGAATCCGGGGCCGGCGGCCGCCCTGATGCGTTCGGCGCGGGCATCGAGGTCAGCGACGACGCCGGGCGCGTTCAGGAGCGCCCGCACCCCGGCGGGATTCATGACGACCTTGACCTTGCTCATTGGGCGGCCTCCCAGCGTTTTGTGATGACGGCGATGTGCGACAGCCGCCCGGTGGGCGACTGGTTGGGGATCGGCAGGCCGACGATCACCCAGTCATGGCCGGGGTCGTCGGGGAACCGGAGCCGGCACTCCCCGCTGACGGGCGTGCCGGGGTTGAGGTAGACGGTGCGCTGACCGGCGTCGACGTCGCCCGTGGCTACGCCGTTGATGCTGGCCTGGGTGGCCTCCCACACGCAGGTGACGTCCGTGGTGGTCGCCGATCCCCAGTCCGTGGTGACCTGCCCCCACTCCTCCCGCTGGCCGGGGGTGACGATGGTGACGCGCTGTCTCGCGAATGACGGAAGCACGGCAACCTCCTATGCCCAGTGCTGGAGCCGGTATGGGGCGAGCTCGCGGCGATCCGTGTCGGACAGGGTCATGCCCGCCCGCGCCCAGGTCGCTGATATGGAGCCCGCCTGCTCACGCGTGGCCCCCATGGGGGAGGCGCACGCGGACAGGACCGACCGGGTGATGACGGCCGCCAGGGACGGGGCCTGCGGCCAGCCGTGCGTGATGGTGACCTCCACGGCACGGAACCGGTCAGGGAACACCCCACGCCGGAGGCGGATCATGCCCGCCGTCGAGTAGTCCCAGGCGTCATCCGGGACCGGTACGCCGTCGACCTTCAGGCCGGTGGCGGTAACCAGCCGGCCCGTGGGTAGACGCAGCGACGCTGACCCCTCGCTGTCGAGGGTCAGGGTCTCCTCGATCACCGGGGCCACGTGCCACCCGCACCACAGGCGGATAGCGTCAGTGGCCCCGGCGATCAGGGTTGGGAGCCTCGGGTCCCCCTCGGGGACCTGCCCGCCCGACGCCTCGGCCACGGCCTGAGGGGTGACTAGGGCGTCAGGCATGGTCCTCACTCCTTCGCGGTGGGACGCGCCTTGGGCTGCGTCTCCTTGTTCTCCGGGTCAGGGGCGGCGGCCGTCACCGGCCCCTCCTCGCCCTCAGTGGCCCCCTCCTCGGGGGCGACGTGACGTCCCTGCGGCTCAGGGTCGTAGAGACCCCAGGCGATGGCGTCATCCAGCCGGTACCGCACCCCGTTGAGGGTGACCATTCCGTCGTCGACACCCATCAGGCGGCCTTCACCAGGCACAGGCGGTTCGGGCGCCAGATGACCAGGCCGGCACGGAGCTCGGCACGCACGTAGACGCGGTTACGAGCCGCGTAGTCCTTGTGCTGGTTGAAGGCGACAACGGACAGGCCCTCACGGTCGAGGAGCTGGACCTGGTTGAAGTCACCCATGAGCGCCTGGCCCTTGGTGACCTTCGAGGACTCGACGACGGGGGCGCCCCACAGGGTGCGCGGGCCGATGCCCCACGGGCCGAGCCCGTAGAAGCGCTTGTCAGCGTCCTGCATGAGGTCGAGGGCCTCGACGTCCTCGGGGTGGAGGATCACGGCGGTAGCGACGCCACCAACGTTCGTGATCTTGGTGCGGCCACCACGCACGGCCTTCGCCAGGTCCATGGCGTCGGCCCCGGCCGTGTAGGTCTTCTCCTGCACGCCGGTCGTCTTCAGGATGCCCTTGGGCTCCTCGGTGCCGGTGCCGTTGAGAACCTTGTCCTCGATGACCGTGTCCAGGTTGTAGCGGACCGCGGTGTTCATGTAGGCGGCGAACGCCGGGGCGTCGGAGAGCAGCTGGTTGGTGACCTCGTAACCGTCTGCGAAGGTGTAGGGCTTGCAGTCGGCAAGAACCGTCGTCATGTCTGACGTCGGCTTCAGCGGGTCGGTGTCCTGCGTGTTCTCCTTGACGATGGCGGCGTTATTCGACACGGCAGTGACCTGCACGTACTCGAAGGCGTTCGCCATCTGGCCGTGCCCGATGACGTCGAGGAGAGTCAGGGGCCGGCGGTCGACCATGTCAACCATCGGGTAGCGGGTCGGGGCGATGTGCGCGACCGGGGTAGCGAGCACCTGACCGTTGGCCTTACGGGAGATCAGGAGCTCCTCGAGGTCACCGATCTTCACGCCGGGAAGGGCCAGGTTGGAGCCCTCACCGAGGCCGGAGGGGTGGGCCTTGGCCCACTCGCTGTAGGTGGAGGAGCGCACGTAGCGCTCCCCGAAGGTGCCGGCCTTCATGCCGGACTCCTCGCCCGGCTCATAGGTGTTGTCCTCCGGGATGCTGCCGAGGGACGCGATCATGTCGCGCGCCGACTTGGAGGCGGCGATACGCTCGTCGATCTCCTTGACCTCGTTGACGCGCTTCTCCACCTCCTTGCACATCTCGTAGGTAAGGTTGTCGCCTGCGGCGTTCATAGCGTTCTGGGCGTCCATGGCGGCCTTCAGGGCCACCGCGCGCGCCTCCATGAGCGTGCTCATGCAGCGCTCCTTTCTCCCTCAATGAAGAGGACTGCGATTTGGGTGTTGAGTCGCGCGGCGGCCTTCACCGGGTCTTCGTCTTGCCCCTCAGGGGCCTCGGCGTCGTCGTCGGTGTTGCTGCCGGCTTCCCCCTCCTCGGGGGCGGTCTGGGAGGCGAGGAGCGCCCGTATCTGGGTGATCTCCTCGCTGGTGAGGCCCCCGTCGGAGGGGGCTTTGACGGTCTCGATGGACGTGTCCTGATTCGCGCCGATCGGGACCACGCTCACCTCGTAGAGGCGCAGGTCCCGCAGTTCGCGGGCCTTGCGGCCGTCGTCGAGCTCGATGTCGCCGGAGTCGCGCACATCGAACGCGAAGGACATCTGTGCGACGGCCCCGCTCTTCAGGAGGCGGCGCACGTGCTCGGCGGTGGGGGAGTCGGCGTCGAGGTCGACGTCGACCTTCAGGCCGTGGTCGTCCTCCTTAGCGTCCTTGACCGCGCCGATGAAGTACTTCGGGTCATCGAGCCTGTGCCCCCATAGGACGGGGATGGGCAGGCCCTTCTCGCTCCATTCCTTGAGGGTGCGGGTGAACGCGCCCTTGGCGACGACGTCGCCGTAGGAGTCGGGGTCCCTCGTCCACGTGGACGCGTACCCGACGAACCCGGCATGGTCGCCGTCGCCGTCTGTCTTCCGGCTCAGGGTGCCGGTGGTCTTGAACTCCACGAGGAGCCCTCCTTAGTGCGTGATCTCTACGGAAACGGTGCAGTTGCAGCCGGCCGACTCATCCGGCCCCATGGCCGGGTCACCGGGCCAGGACAGGCCGTTGGAGAAGTCCGTCCACGCGGGCGTTGTCTCCCCGTTCATCGCCAGGTGCGTGGGCCGCGGGTTACGGCCCGTGATCCAGGTCTTGGTGCACCGGCCGGGGGCGGCCTGCTTGCTGGCCTCGACCGTCGCGAACGACCCCATGGCAGCGACGAACGCGCCGGCCCCGGCAGCGGCCCGCTGGGAGCGGGCACGGTCGAACACGGCGGGCACGCCCTCCGTGCCAGCCTCAGCCAGGACGGCCTCGATCTGCCGGCGAGTCGCCTCGTTCACCCACCGGGCGCGGGCCTTCGTGACAGCCTGGAGGTACGCCTGCGTGCGCGGCAGGCTCCAGTCCTCATCCGGGTCAAACCCGAGGCGGGTACACGCCTCACGGCCCATCTGGTCGACGCACGCGGAAGCGAGCCGGTACAGGTCCTCAGCGAGCTCCCGGTCCCACCGGGGCTGGTCCCACCAGCCGTCGGCCTTCGCGCCGAGAGCGGACATGACGGCCCGCTCCTGACGGCTGTAGTGGCGCTTGAGGGCGTCCTCGGCCCTGGTGGGCCAGTCGCCCTCGAGGTCCGCTGACTTCACCTGCACGCCGGCGGCCGCCTTAGGGGCGTCAGTGTCCGGCCCCTCGTTCTGGGTGCCGGAGTCCGTCGGGGACGCCTGACCACCCACCAGAACGTTCAGCGGGGTGATGAGCTCGTCCCCGCCGTCAACGGCCGGCAGGTTCAGGCGAGCGCGGGCCTCGTTGCGAGTCATCCACGGGGCACCCGTCGACGTCTGCAACACGGCCGCGGCCTCCTCGAAGGAGCCCCTCAGTTTCGCGTCGAGGTGCGCCTCGACGTAGAGAGCCCGCCCGTCACTGAGCCGGTCAGCCAGCGGGGCGCACATCTCCTCCCACGCCCGGATGTAGGGGCCGAGGTTGTCCCGGTACAAGGACTCCCTCATCGACTCCATGTTGGAATAATTGCCCTGACGGTCACCGAGCAGTTCGGGGGCGATGTGGTAGGCGCCCGCCACCTCGATGTTGGTCAGGGTGCGGGCGTCCAGGTCGTCGATGTCGGTGGGCTTGTAGGAGCGGTCGTGCCACTCCATGCCCTCATCGAGGAGGAGGTCGCCGCCTTCGCGTCCACCGCCGGAGCGGAACGCCCGCATCGACTCGAGGAAGTTGTTCCGGGCGTCCCGGTTCGGCCACTCAGTTGCGCGGCTGATCCAGCCCGTGTGCCGGGCACTGTTGCGCATGACGGCGCGCCGGTACTCGACGGCCTCGGCGGCCTCGCGCAGCAGGGCCGCCAGCGTCGTGATCGGGGACAGGCCCTTACCGTTTGACTGGGAGTAGCCGACGTCGAGGAGGAACCCGGCGGGGTCCATGTCCTTGACCTGCCCGTCACCGGTGGTGATGCGCACGGCCTTGACCCGGTCCAGGCCGTCCGACACGATGCGGAACCGCCTTGGTGGGATGCGCACGAGCTCGGTGCGGTCGCCGTCGTCGACGATCATCACGGCGCGGCGGTCGTAGAGGAGCCCGTCGAGGATGACGCGCTCCCAGAACCGGTATGCGCCCATCGCGGGGCTGGGCGCCCCGATCACCTGCGCCAGGGCGCCCGTGGTGACGCGCTGACGGTCAGAGTCGGAGACACGCTCGTAGACGTGCAGCGGGATGGAGGCGACGTTGGCTGCGATGAACGAGGTGACCTTGCGGATGGCCGGCTGGGTGCGCCAGGCGGCGGCCACGGAGGCGGCGTCCCGGTCCGAGGCGTCGTAGTCGACGAGGGGGATACCTGGGTCGACGACGTCGAGGATCGTGTTCCCGGCGTGGTTGGCGGCCAGGGCGTCGAGGGTCTGGAAGCGCGTCATCGGATCACCTGCACCCAGGGCAGGGGCAGGGCGACCATGAGGTCACCCTCGATGGTGGTGCCGTCGCCGGCCTGACAGTCGGTGAGGGTCACCCATGCGGGGGCCACCGCGGCGAGGGTGCCGCGCACGGTCTCCCCGTCGACGGGGACGAGGACCTTAGCGCCGGTTAGGCGGGTGAGCGTCTTGTCTCGGCGCACGAGCATTCATCCCCTTCAGGTGAGCGGTAGCGGGCCCGCCTCATAGATCGACGAGGCGGGCTCCTCAGGAGCGTTAGTGATCTGGTCCCACAGGGCCTCGGTCGCAGCGATCAGCGGGGCGGCGTCCTGAGGGGAGTTCTTGCGGTCCCAGTACCAGCCATCGCCGTAGAAGCGTTGGGCGGCCGTGTGGGCCGCTAGGTTCAGGGCCTCCTGGCCCCGGTGTGCGAGGGGCTTCAGGCTGGACGTGGAGTCCGGGGCGGCGGCCGCGACCTGGTCGTAGATGAGGCCGCACCCGATCCCCAGGTCACCGCCCACCCAGGGCACGACGGTCAGCCCCTCGACCTCAGCGAGCGTGTCGACGAGGATCGCGGCTGGGCAGGCTTTGCCTTGGACGACGACGCGGGCGGGGTTGTCGGCGTCCACGAACCCGCGGAACCACTCGGGCAGCCACTCGGCCCACCCCTGGCCGGGGCGCGCGGCCACGATCTCCACCTGGAGCCGGCCACTGGCCTGGGGTCCACAGGCCGCCACGTAGGCCGCGCCACGGTCCCATGAGACGTCCACGGCGTAGGAGATCGGGGCGTCATCGGGGATGATGCCCCGCGGGTCGGTGCACGCCTCCCACGCGCCCTCAGGGAACGGGCCAACGGCCATGACGTCGACCCACTGGCACATGCACTCGGTGCGGAAGACGGGCTCAGGGTCGGTGGCCTCAGCGGCCTCCAGGGACGCCTCCTCGACCGTGTACCCGAGCGACGGATTCGACTCGGCCCACCCGTCCCGGTCAGTGGTGGCCCGCCCCGGCGCGGCCGAGTACTCGATCAGGCACAGGGAGTCACCGCCGGAAGCGGTCAGGTCCGTGTCGTCAGCGTTGATGCCGTCGGGGTCACCGAGCGCCAGGTGCGCCTTCTTCCGAAGGCTCATGAGCACGACGGACGCGTCATCACCGGCGTTGGACAGGCACCAGGTCTGCGCCTTGGGGCGCGCCATCATGGTCTTGGTGACCGCGCCCCACGAGTCCCAGTTCGTGTGCTCGCGCAGCTCGTCGAGGACAATCAGGTCGGCGGACAGGCCACGCCCGGCCTTACGGTTGCTGGCCTTGACCTTGTACCGTTCCCCGGTCTGAAGGTCGAGGGATTTCTTGCCGTTGACCTTGTTGACGTTCTTGATGGTGGCGGCCAGTTCGGGCACGGACTCGGCGATGTCGACGCAGCCGCTCCACAGCTCCTCGGCGATGTCGAGGTCTTGGGCGGTGCCCAGCGTCATCTTCACGCCGAGCACGTACATGGCCCATAGGCAGAGGGCCTGCGCGAGCGTGGACTTGCCGTTCTGGCGTGCGACGAGGAGGACCACGGTCCTGAACCGGAAGCGTGTACCGGCCCGGTTGAGCTCGAGCGCCCGGATGAGGGTCTCCTGCTGCCACGGGAGCAGTGGGATGCCGAGCACGTCGTGGGAGAACTCGATGCACGAGTAGCCGGCGGATGTTTCGGGGGTCAGGTCCCGCAGCGGCGGCGTGTGGATGCGGGGGGTGCTGTGCCCGTAGCGGGGTGCGTCGGGGTCACGGAGCGGGCAGTCCCGTTCCGCGTCGGCCATCCACCGGTCGAAGAACTCTCCGGCGTCAGACGGCCCGTAGGCCGGCCGTGCCCTTCCTGAGCGTTTCGAGCCTGCCACCATCGACCTTCTTCTCCTTCTTCGCCCAGGCGGCCCTCATCTCGGGGGTGAGGCCGAGGGCGGCGGCGGTCTTCAGGAACAAGGACTCGCTGACGTTGTCGAAGCGGCCTTCGATGGTGGGGAAGTCGGGGTCGTCGAGCCGGTTGGCGAGGCGGCGTAGGAGCTCGACGGTGGGCTGGTCGGCGGGGGTGATCCAGTCGGCGGCGCGTAGCGCGTCATCGACGGTCGCGAGGATGGAGGTGTCGGCGGGGTGAGCCACGGTTGCTCCTCAGGTGCGTGGGCGGCCCCATTGGCGGGATTGGTTGCCGATGCTGGGGAGCGCTTGGGGGCGGGCGCCTTTGGCGCGGTTGCAGGCTTGGTGGACGGTGGCGAGGTTTGTGGGGTCGAGCCTCAGGTCGGGGTGGTCTCGCCATGAGCGGATGTGGTCGACGCTGGGGGCGTCGTCGGCGTTGGGGTCGTGTGCGTCCCATTTGATGGGTTGCCCGCAGATGTGGCAGGGGGTGCCGGCGGCCTTGTCGCGGGCGCGGACCTGCGCGGCGAGGGTGCGCCAGACGCGGCTGTCGCGGCGGAGTCCACTGGACATGCGGTGCACCCCCTATACAGGAAAAGGGCCCCCACCAGCAATCTGGTGGGGGCCCTTCAATCCCCTAGAATCCCCATAACCTCTGGGCTTACACCCTGTTAGGAGAGTGGTGGCATCCTACCCTGCGTCGGGTAGGGGTGTCCCACTGGCCCTAAGTGTGCCACTGGTGTCCAGTGTTTGTCCACTGGTGTTGGGGAGTGTCGCGAGGACGTCGCTGAGCCGGTAGAGGGTGCGGCCTCTTCGGTCTCGGCCGGCGGGCTTGAGTGCCCCGGCGGCGACCCTGCGGTGCAGGGTGCGCTTGGAGACCCCGGCGGCGAGGATCGCGGCCTGCGTGTCCACCAGCGGCTCAGCGCCGTCAGTCACGGGTGACACCCCGCCGGGCCGATGGTGATGATCGTACGGTTGCGCTCACGGTCGTCGGAGAGGGTGATCTCGTAGCCGCCCTTGCAGTAGGACAGAGCGGAGAGCGCGAGCGACTCCTCCACGAAGAACTTCTCCATGATGGTTCGAAGCAGGCCCGTATCGTTGGGCTCCTCGACGAAGTCGGAGCGGATGACCTTGCCGAGGGGCTTGCCGTCGACGTAGGCGACGCCGATCTCGTAGGGGTTGGCAGTACGGTCAGCGGTACTCACGGACGGCTCCCCTCGCTGGCGGGATATTCTCCAGGGAGACGGGCTGGTCGGTGGAGATGCGGACTGTCCCGCTGGTCGTCAGCAGGAGCTCGTTGGGCACATCTACGCGAATCATGCCGCCCCCATTCGGGCGTGACGTGATGGGCTCGATCCTGACTGTGTCCGTTGGCTCGACGGTGGCAACGCCCGAGACCGTGTATCGCTGGATGACCCCGCCGGGGCCGGGGACGTCGATGGTGACGTTCTCCAGGGCTGTCTTGGTGATTTCGAGGAGGGTGCGCAGGTCTTTGACCAGGGCGCGTTCCGCGTCGAAGTCGTATTCGCCGCGGTAGCCTCCCCCCTCCTCCCAGTCGACGATAGCGGACTCGGTGTCCTCGATGAGCTGCTTCGTGGTCAGTTCGTCACTCATTGGTGTTCTCCTCGGGGGTGTAGACGATGGTGTAGGGGGCGAATCCGGGCCTGAGCACCGGAGTGTTCTCGCTGCTCTCGCCAGCGAGGCTCCAGCCATCGACCCAATCGCGCTGCCAGGCGTCCCCATCACAGTCGATGACGACAGACCCGAATGGCAGGTCGCTGCCGTCGCCCTCCACCGTGAGCGGGACGGCGGCTTCCTTGAGATCGTCGATTTCCTCTTCGAGGTCGGCGGCGTGGTGGATGAGCGCGTAGATGTCTTCGACCGCCCCAGGGTAGTGGCCTGTCTTCTCGTATTCCTCGAGCTTGTCGAGGATAGCGGTCTTGTCACTCATTGGCGTTCTCCTCCTGCATGCGGGCGATTGCGGCTTTCAGGCTAGCCACCTGTTTTTCAAGGAAGTGAATGTGATTGATCATCGCGTAGACATCTCTGATCGCCCCCGCAAAGTAGTCGGCCTCAAGGTATTCCTTCAGTCTCGCGGCGATCACATCGGCGTCGGCGGGGCGCTGCTGAATCGGATCGGTCATGACTCCTCCTCAGGGGTGTAGATGATGGTGTAGGGGCCATATTCAGGCTCTAGGTGGTCGTCGGTCGTGACTTGGTTGAATTCGGCGGGGCTCCAACAGCCACCATCGTCGCGCTGCCAGGCGACGCCGGCATTGTCGATGACGACGGTCCCGGCAGGCAGGTCGCTGTCGTCACCATCGACCGTGCGCGGGACGTGCGCCTCGAAGAAAGCCGCGCGCTTCTCCGCAGCCCTGAGGTATGCCTCAGTGAGGGTTAGGCGCATGACGACTGCCCGGCAACTCTTGCAGAGATCGTCGACACGGGTCGGCCAGTCCTCACCGTTCTCGGCGCGAACCACGACGCTCTGAATGGAGTCGATGGAGCAGCGGACGTCAAACGGGTCATACAGGTCAGTCATTGGCGTTCTCCTTAGGCTCCCAGACGATGGTGTAGGGGCCGAACTTCTCCAGGAGCTCCTCCTCTGGCCCCTCCAGGTCGTAGGAGTACAACTGCGACCAGCCGTCTCGCTCCCGCCCCCAGGCGTCACCGTGCTGGCTCACAACCATTACTCCCTTGGGCAGATCGCGGGAGTCTTCTCCGCCTTTGATGGTGCGCGGTGTGACAGGCTCCCGTTTCAGGGCCGCGAGCAGCACACGCTGTCTCTCGTTCTCCGCCATGAGCTGGGCGTTGCGGGTGGATAGCCGAGCGATCTCCTTGAGAAGGTTCTCGGTGGTTTGGAACAGGTGCCAATAGGTGACGGTGACGGAGGCTTTCGCTTCGTCGAGCTCACGCTGAAGGATGGAATCGCTCACCGTTCCCCTCCGTCCTGGTAGCGGGTGAGCCAGGCGAGGGCGAGTGCCCCGACCTGGGTGACTTCGGCAATGGTGTCTGCCCCGTGGCCGGTGCTGTTTGCGTTGTCGTAGGTGAGGGAGGCGGCGACCTCCCCGACCTCCTCAGCCAGGGCGTAGAAGCGCAACTCGTCGGTGGGACCGTCACAGTCCAACGTCATGCCCGGGTGCTTGACGGCGGCCCGCTCCCATTCGGCGACGAACGCGGCCGCCGGATCCTCGACGCCGAGGTGGATCAGCAGCAGGATCGACTCGGTGACGACACGGATGAGGGCATTCTTGACCTTGTCATCGATGATCTTGCGGAGGAGCAGCACATCGGGTCGGTCATCGCCTGGCCGAAAGTCGGACCCCCGGTCGATCATGCGCCCCAGCGTGCCAAGCGACTCGTGCCATGCGGCGACGCTCATCATCGGGGACGTGGCGATTCCCCATTCTCGGACGTCGTACGTGTATCGCGCCGCCTCAGCGGCGAACGGGCAACTGGTCATGCCATGGCTCCTACGATCTGGGTCCAGATCGCCACGATTCCCCACACGATCAGGGAGAACACGGCGAACGCGATGGCGGCGATGATGACGTAAGCGATAGCGGTACTAAACCGCTGACCGAACGACTGATCTGGATTCACGGTCAGCCCTCCTTACCACTGGTCTTGATGTCAATGTCCGGAACCAGCGTCTCAGGCCGGTACACCACCTTGTAGTGGTAGGGGTCGGTCTTGGACGCCTCGGTCTGCTCAACCACGTAGGTCACGTTGTCCGACAGGCCCAGGAAGTGCTTCTTGTAGGTGCTGTCACCGACCTTGCAGGTGACCTCGAGCTGCCCCTTGGAGTTGTCCTCCTTGGAGTCCTTGATGGAGCACAGGCCCTCGATGGTCAACAGGTACTTGTCGGTGATGCCGTTGACGAACGTCACGCGGCGGGTCACCTTGAAGTTGTCGGATTCCTGGCTGATGTTCCAGGATGCCGTGTCGGCGGCCGAGCAGCCGGCCAGGGTGAGGGCCGCGGCAGCGACAACGGCGACGGCGAGGTTACGGAGTTTCATGGTCTTCCTTCCGGTTTTGGTAGGGGGTTGGTGGGGAGGCCCCAGGGTTGGGGCCTCCCCGTGGTGTGGTTAGAACGGGGGCTCGTCCTTGAACTGGCCCCCGGTGGCCCACGGGTCGTCGGCGCTACCGCCGGCCGGGGCGTTGTAGCCGGACCGCTGGGCGTAGTCGAACGCTCCGCCCTGCTGCGCCTGGCCGTTGTTGCGTGGGGTCTTCGGGCACAAGCCCCACACGTCAGCGGAGAGCCCCAGGGATGCCCGGGGGGTCCCGTCCCGGCCGGTGAACACGGACAGGCGGGGCCGGCCGGTCACCGTCAGGAGCGTCCCCTTGAAGACGTTCTCGGCGAACGCCTCGGCCTCGTCGCCCCACACGGACACCTGCACCCACAGGGTGTCTCCGGCGTCCTCCCACTGGTTGGTGTTCCGGTTGAAGCGGCGCGGGGTCCAGGGCACGTCGACGTTGGCGACGGCCGTGCCTGAGGGCGTGAACCGCAGCTCGGGGTCACGGGAGGCGTACCCGGTGACCGTGAGGCTGGCGTCGGGCCTGGTCATGGCCTTTCTCCTTTCCGTCGGCGGCCGATGATGAATGCGAGGGCGGTGAGGATGATGGTGCTCACGCGGCCTCCAGGGCGGGTGGGGTGTCGGGGACGATTCGGCACAGGGGCGGGCACAGCAGCTTCGGGATGGACCCGACCATGCCGTCGTTGGTGGTGTAGGTGGCCTCGACGATGGATCGTAGGACCGTGTTCACGCCGACGGCGGCGATGGTGACTGGGGCGCCCTGGTAGAGGACGCGGTCACCGGGGCGGAGGTCGTCGAAGGTGATGACCTCAACGAGGTAGGTGGCGCTCACTCCTCGTCCTCCTTGTCCTTGCCGGTGGCTGCGGAGGAGATGAGCCGCATGAAGGTGCAGAACGGGCAGGTCCCGTCGCAGTCGTCCTCGTCCTCGTCCTCGGTCTCCTCGCCGTCGACGTCGTCGGTGTCGTTCTCGGGCTCATCGTCCTCCGTGGGGGTGTCGAGGCCGGCGAGGATGGCGGACTTGGCGACGGGCACGACCTCCTCCCACTCGTAGATCGCGTCACCGTCGTAGGAGGGGAGCACGCAGGAACCGGCCTTGGGACCATCGAGGAGGCTGAAGCGATACAGGCTGTTGATCCTGAACGCTAGGGAGCCGTCGATGCGGTCGCCGTCCTCCGTGCCGCGGATGATGCGGATGAAGTCGGCGTCAGGCCACACCGGCTCCTCCTCAGCGGGCTCCTCCTGCTGCTCGGGCACGACACGAAAGACATCGCGGGACGCGTAGAAGGGGAGCGGTCCCCCGTCCTCATCCCGGAAACTCACGTGATTGGTGCCTCGTATGAGGATCTCACTCACCGTTACGGTGTCGCCACCATCACGCAGGAGGATGTCGCCCTCCTCAAGCTGTGTCGCGGGGATGATCTCGACAGTGATCTTGTTGCTCATTTGGTGGCCTCCTCAGGCTCTCCGGTGGTGATGTATGCGGCAATGGCGGACCCTGCGGCCAGGGCCTCGAGGTTCGCGGTCTGCCCCTCCGACAGGCGCACCTGCACCGTCGGGGAACCGACACGCTCGGTGATCGCGACGCCGTCGGGCATCTCACCGCTGTGGGCGATGAGGGCAGTCAGGTTCGCGGTAGCGGAGAACCACGGGGCGACCGCCTCGACCATGGCGTCAGGGTGGTTGGCCTTGACCCAGGCGGTGAACGCCTTCTCGTCGGCGATCTCCAGGACCTCACGGGGCTTCGGGTCGGTCACCGACACGGTGCCGACGTCGAGGTCACCGATGCGGGCGTGAAGCTTGTCTCCGGGACCCATGTGCCCCAGGATCGACGCCTTGGCGTCGGTCATGGCCGTCTTGGACTCCTTGCCGAGCCACTGGGCGACAGCGGCCCGTGCGAGGGCCTCCTTCTGCCCGTACTTGGGGGTGTCAGTCATTGGTGTTCTCCTCTTCGATGATCTCGCCCTCGACGACCTCGTCGTCGACGGGCTCCTGCGGTTGGGGTTGGGGTTGTGGGATGCGGGCGGTCAGCCACGCGGTGAGTGCCGGCGGGTTAGCGGTGCCACCCTGATCCATCCACTCCTGGGCGATCTGCTCGGGGTCTCCCCCGAACTTCCTGACGAACCGGTGCACCAGGTCCTCGCACTCCTGCCTAAGCCGGGCGACCGTGTCGTCAGGCCCCAGGTAGTCCTCCACGCCGGGGCCGTGCTCCTCCGTGGTCATCTCCTCGGGGGCGTAGATGACCCCGTACAGACAATCCGACGCGCCCTGCCTACAGACTTCGGTGATCGCCCGAGACCGGAGCATCTGCTCGGGGTACAGGGACCACGGGCCGCGCTGGCCCCACAACTGGGCTCGGCGCGCCCGCGCCTCGTCCCACACGACCTCATAGGTGAACTCCGGGTCGTCGGCGCGCACCAGCTGGGCGTGAACACTCATGCCCTCCTGCCTGATGCGGAGCTTGTGACCGGCCTTCCTGACCACGGACGCCATCAGGTCAGCGCTCATAGTGGGCTTGCCCTTGATGACGTTGATACCGTTCAGGGCCGCGATCGGCTTGATACCCAGGGCCTGCCCGTACTCGATGGCTAGCAGGACGTTGGCCGGCCGCTCCCGGTAGGCGTCGGGCAGGAGGCTCGACGCGGCGAGGCTCTTGGCGTAGGCGATGCGGGCCTGCACGGCGGCCGGGGCCATCGAGTCCTCCCTGACGACCAGGGCGTTCTGCGTTGGCTCGCTCATAGCGGGTAGCTCCTCACTCGGGATGGCATGGGGGCTGGTTCGATGCAGGGGTGGCCGGCGGCCGCCAGTTCACGGACGGTCGGGGACCGGTGAGGGCCTGAGGGCTGCATCCGCTTCGCGCACATCTCGCACGCCCCGTCCGACCACAGTGCGACAGTCCCAGGGGCATCAGCGCTGCGGACGCGGCGGTTCCGCATGGGACGCAGGCACACCCGGCAGTGCTGGGGCTTGGACCAGTCGATGCGCTGTTTCACGCCTGGTCACCCTCTCCGAGGGGGCGGTTCACGAAGTAGGCCGTGCGGAGGAGACCGACGTGCATCTTCCCGGCGTACTCCCACCCCTCCTTGAGGAGTCGGCGCATGCGGAGCCAGGCGATGGGGCCCCATCCGGGCACCAGGTGGAACTCGTAGACGTCGATCGGGTTGCCGTCGTCGTCGTAGGACCGGTAGTGGGCGCTCATCAGTTGCTCTCCTTCGCTCCAGGTACCCAGGCGAGTGAGACGATCGCGAACCTTGAATCGATCTGCTCGCTGGTGAATGCCTCGTCCTCGGTGGGGGTGAGCCACAGGGAGTGGCCGCTGACGGTGTCGACGCCGATGTGTGTCCACGCCTGGTCGCTGTCTGTGCGGATCACGGCACCAAGGGGGAGGGCGTCGAGGTGACGGGTCCCCAGGGTGATACCCATGTCGGCGGTGAGGTCCACGACAATGTCGAGTATCGCCAGGTTCTTGCCCACCGCGGCGTCTCGGGCGTCTTCGAGCTCGTTGGCGCGGTCGTGAGCGTTCAGCAGGCGTTTGCGCAGGCTCTCGTTTTCGGCCTGGAGCTCGTCGATGTCGTCCTCGTCGGGCTTGTAGTAGACGCCGGTGGTCTCGACTTGCCGGCGGGGGTAGATGGTGGGGACTCTCATTGGTTCTCCTTGGTAGTGGTAGGGGTGTGGTTGGGGCAGGTGACGGGGCTGTTCCAGTCGTCGTCCTCGACGGTCCAGCCGAGGAGCTTGGCGGTGGTGTGGAACGCCTGGATGTCGGCGACGTCCCGGTCCAGGTCTGGGGGCCTCTCGGGGAGGCGGATGGTGTTGCTGCATCCTGGGTGGTCGCAGGACATGCGCGCCTGCACGCGGGTGGTGATGACGCGGATCATGCGGCGGCCTGGGCGTTGAGCATGCGGGCCATGGCACGCTCGTGCTCCTGCATGGGGGCGATCACCTGGCAGGCGGGCTCACCTTCCGCGAACAGGGTGAGAAGGCGCCTGGCCTGCTTGGCGGTGTCCTCTTCGAGCGCCTTGTGCGCCGGGGAGCCCTCGTCGGCGGCGCACGCCGCGCAGGCGCGGTCGCTGGTGTCCCACTCCTCCAGGGCCTCCTGGCCCTCGTTGTCGAGGAGGTCACGCAGCATGTACAGGCCGGCAGAGACCACGACGATGCGGTCACCGTGCTGGACGGCGAGCCGGTCACCGACCTTGAGGCCGGCCTGGCCGACGGGCCACGAGGACGCGCCCGGGTGAGCCGTGGACTGGACGTAGACGATGCGGCTCATCGTTGGGCCACCTCCCGCCAGCAGAGCATCCATCCGCCGTGCTGGACGACCTTCCACTCCTGGGGCCACTGGTCCTGCACCTTCTCGGCGAGGTCTTCCCCGCCGATGACGCGGGCCGCGCCCATGAGGTCCTGCTGGGAGCGGAACGCCAGGTAGCCGGGGTGCACGCGGTCGTGCCGGTACTCGGTGTCCAGGGGGATGATGTCGCGGGCGATGATGTCGCCGACGGTGGCGTAGTAGTCACGGAATGACAGCTTCATGCTCATCGGTGGCCCTCCTTCTCGGCGAGGGCGGTGCAGATGACGAGGACGACGGCGGCGAAGCCGGACCAGATGAGCATGTGCTGGCCGATCCAGGTGGTGGAGATGGCGGCGATGATGCCGATGGCTCCGGCGACCCAGGCGGCGATGTCGTAGCGGTTCACGCGCACTTCAGGTCACCCCATTCGGGGTCATCGACCTGGGAGGCGTCGACGATGGCGGCGATGAGGTCGCGCAGGCCGTTGCGGGTGAGGGGCGTGTCGGGTGTGGTGGCCTCGACGGCGAAGGTGGTGTCCTTGCCGGGCTCGGCCAGTGGGGTGATGGTGACGCCGTGGGCGGCGTGTGGGCGGCCGACGGCGACGTGCTGGTCAGCGTCGACCGTGGCCCATGCGCTAGACTTGGGCATGATCTTCCTTCTTGGTAGGGGGTTGGTCACTGGCCCGGCGGGACGGCACTCCTGCCGGGCCTTCTTGTTTGGTAGGGGGTGGGTGGCCTAGTTGGTCTCGGCCTGGGCGATGAGGGCTGTGGGGGTTGTGCCGAGGTGGGTGGCGACTCGCTCGACTTCATCGACGGTGAGTCCGCGCCCGTGGTTAGTGAGCCTGCGGCGGAGGGTTACGTGGGGGATTCCGGTCTTTTCTGCTACTGAGAAAACCGAGAGGTTATTTCCCTGGATTTGTCGGTTAATGACCCCTACCAGGCGGGAGGTCAGCGGTTCGGTTTCCATATGGAAACCATATGTTGCGCTCGCATACCTGGCAAGACACTGGGAACTTCGTTACCGAGGTGAGACTTTAGGTTGCGTATGGCAACATAAGTGTCATGTCCACCATTGACAGGAACCCGTCAGAGGGCCTAAACGCCGCCGTCGCAGCCGAGCTGCGGCGCGAGCGCGCCGCCCAGCAGGTCACCATCGACACCCTAGTGGCACGCACCGGCCTCAGCCGAAGCACCGTCCTGAACACCCTCAACGCGAAACGCCTCCTCGGCGTCGAGGCCGTCGCCGCCATCGCCCAGGCCCTAGAGGTCAGCGTCACCACGATCTTCGCCCGCGCCGAGGGCCGCATATCCGCCGCCACCCCAGACGCCGCCTTCGCCTAGCCGCACCCCAGAACACGAGGGAGGCCCCCACCATCATGGTGGGGGCCTCACCTGTACCCGGCGGTCACGCCTGCTTGGTCAGGATGTAGTCGACGAAGCCGGGGCTGAACGACAGCAGGCCCCGCTTGTGCTCGGAGACGATCACCCAGCCGTCAGCCAGGAGCCTGCCCAGTTTCCGGGCGTGGCTCTTGCTGCGGGGGTTGAGGGTGACGCGCTTGGTCTTCGTTCTCATGATGGTTCCTCCTCGGGATGGTAGGGGTGTTATGTGAATGTTACGCCGCTGTGAGTAGCGGCACCAGCGGTAGCCACCGCTCACGGCAGCGCAGGCACGTCGCGTGCACGCCGTCGAACAGGGCAACGCCGTGGGAGCACGCCGGGCACGCCGTGTCCCCGTCCAGGCCCCGGATGACCCTGACTGGCTCGGCCAGGCCCTCGACCTGGTCGCATCGGGCCAGCAGGCGGGTGATGGCCCGTCCCGTGTCCCACAGGGTCTCGAAGTCGGCCGCCTCAACGGCCGCCGCCGTCGCCGCCAGGAAGTCGCAGCCCTCGGCCAGGCCAAGGCGGGGCAGGCCCGCCTTGAGCGCCCCACGGTGCAGGGCCTCCCGCTCACGGACCGTGCGGCGCGCGTCCTGCTGAAGCGCGATCACCGCGTCCCGGGCCGGGGACGCGGCCCCGAACCCCGTGTGCACGGGGCCACCGCCACGACGTACGGGGGAGGCGTCCAGGGCGTTGACTCGGCGCGCGAGCTCGGGCGCACCCCACCTCAGCCAGTCAACCCATTCGCTCATGCTGCGCTCCTCTCAGAACCCGGATTGCGTGGGAGCCGATTTGCGGGCCTTTCAGAACCCTCCCGATGTCGGCGTAGCGTCGGCCGGTTCTGTCCCGTTCCTGGGGCTGTGGCGGCCTCTCCCGCGGGTGTTTTGAGCCTCCGCAGCACCTCGCGTGCACGATCCGGGCCAGTCAGGCCGTCCAGCACGTCCCGGCCGGGGGTGACAGCCGGTGGGCGACGACCGATCGTGCGCCACGCCAACGCCTCGGCCTCAGCCCGCGAAGCGCCACGCCCAACGGCCGCGATAGCCGCCTTGCGCCACGCCAGTTCCGCCTTCGCGTCGGCACCGAGCCTGTCGGGGATCAACGCGCCCCGTGCGGACTCCTCGGCGCGCACTCGCTCCGAGCGTGCCCGGCGGACCGCGGCAGCGAACCGCTCGACGTCGATGCGCCAGGCCCGCCCGTCGGTCGCCCACGCCCTGACCGCGTCCCGGCACGCCGGCCGGAGCTCGCAGGCGTCCAGGCCGGGCACCGTGTGCGTCAGGTAGTCGTGCCAGACGACGACCTGCCCGTCCGTCGCGGTGATCGCCTGCGCGGCGAGCAGGTAGGCCAGGACCCCGGCGATGTCCTGCTGCGTCACTCCCATGGCTGTCCCCCTTCGAGGAACCCGGCCAGCGCGTCGGGCGCGGACAAGGCGCGCTGGTCGTTGGCGATGGCGGCGGCCGCGTTGTCGCGCATGATCTGCGCCTGGCTGCGCCGGCCACGGGTGCGGTCGTCGTCGGCGCGGCGCATCCAGTTCCGCCAGGTCGCGACCCAGTCGAGCTTCGTGCCGCGCTGGCCGGACACGCCCGCCCAGTAGTCGCGGAACCGGTCGGTCTCGGAGGCGGTGTCGACGAGGGGGACGTTCTGGGCGGCCCATGCGGCCATCTCGCTGGTGACGGCGAAGTCGTCGGGGATGCGTGTGCCCCGCCGCTTCGGCTTGGCCTCGTCCGTCGTCGTCGGGCGCGCTTCAGCGCGCTGTCGCACCGACGAAAGGTGACCACCTACGGAAGGTGACTCTATAGGGTTACTAGTTGGGGGTTCTATTGAGGGATTGGGTGCACGGTGGTGCACCGGGGTGGTGCACGGCGGTGCACCCCTAAACCCCTCTTCAGGGGTGCACGCTGGTGCACCCGGTGCATGGCGGTGCACCCCAGGATCGGCCGCCTCGATCATGGCCTCAGCGACCTCGTACTGCCACACGTAGAGGTTGGGGCGGCGGCGGTCGTCCCAGTCGGCCAGGCCACCCCGGTTGATGGCGGTCGTGATGACGCCGAGCTGCTCCAGGGCGCGTAGGGCGTACTGGGCGGCACGGGTCTTCACGCCGGCGTAGGCGGCGATCCGTTCCACGCCCATGAAGGAGTGACCGGTCTCCGACGACGCGGAGTCGGCGAGGACGAACAGCACTAGCCGTGTTGTCCCGTTGATGGTTGGTGGCATGCGGAATGCCTGGGAGAGGGCCCGGTTGCTCATGGCCTCCCCCTTTGTGGTGTCTCCGGCACGAGACTCATCCTCCTAGTTGGTAGGGGTAAATGCGGGGCTGGTTTGCATGCGCCAGGTGAAGGCCGCCCATGCCTCGTCGTCCCACGCCCGCGCGGGGTCGGCGTCGGCTTCGGCAGCCTTCGTGGCCTCGTCGGAGAGGGCTCGCAAGCGCCACTCCCAGCCGTCAGGTGCCCCGTCGTCGCAGAACAGGCCGTAGGGGGTGTAGTAGCAGCCGCCCATGGCCTCGTGCGCCCACTCGTGGAAGTCGTCGGGGTAGTAGTCGTCGCTGTAGGGACCCTTCCATCTCATGACGTGGCTGACTGCGTCCTCGCATGGCTGGCACTCGCGCCAGTCCCAGATCATGCTGCCGTCGACGACTGTCGACCGGCTGTACCGCTCGCCCTTGGGGATACGGCGACCACAGTCATCGCACCGGACACGCCCCCGCGACCGAGGAGACCTCTCATGAATCACCTCAATCATGATGCTTCCTCCTGGATTGCCAGTTCCTCGGCCGCTATCCGCTCGGCGTCGGCGTAGATTGTCACTGCACCAGCCTCATCGACGGTAGAGATGGTGATGATCGCGCCCACCATGGTGGGGACGCAGGCGTACTGCTTCGACGAGTGCCACTCCACGATCCGGGAGTCATCGCGGAGGACGCCGGGACGCTTGTAGGGTGACAGGGCGTCTCCGACGGCGCGCTGAAGCTTGTCCAGATCGGGTTTCACGTGCGGCCGTATCCGGGTCTTGGGGGCGCTCTTTGGGCGGGGCAGGAGGAAAGTCGCTGTAACGGCGACGGGGCCGTCATGTCGGGGCTCCCAGCCCGCCTTGCGTGCGGCGGCCTCGGCGGCCCTGGCGACTCTGAGCCGCCACAGGTCGAGTTCGGGGCCGCGGTCGTGGGTGACGACGACGCGCTGACCCGAGGTGAACGCCTTGGTGGAGCCCTCGGTGATCGGCTCACCGGGGACGAAGAAAGAGAATGAATCCATTGGTGTTCCTTGGTTTCGTAGGGAAGTTAGGCTGCTAGGAGAGTGAGCAGGTCGCCCTGCTCGGGCACCGGCGCGGCGTCAGCGTGGCCGGTGAGGTAGCAGGTGCAGCGGGGGTCATGGGTAGCGCGGGCGTCCCACGCCTGCCAGGAGTCGACGCCGTCGAGGATCGGGACGCGCCCCTGGGTGTCGGTGACCCAGCAGAGGGGCGCGTCGGCCGGCCAGCGGTCCATCCGGTGAGTGCAGGCGGCGTGGTCACCCGCCTGGCAGTCACCGCAGGCCCCTCCACCGGCGAGGAAGTGGTGGCAGGGGCACCGGTCGTAGAGGTGCGGCCACTGGGCGTAGGCGCGCCGCATGGGAGGCAGCCAGGCGTGCTCTCGCACCCAGGCCGCCTCCTCAGCGGGCATCACGGGGGTATCCATAGGTCAGAAGAGGGGGATGGTCCCCATGGTGGGGTCCTCGGCGGGCTCAGGGGGCTGGTGGAGAGCCAGGCAGGCCGGGCAGACCTGCGCCTTAGCGATGTGCTCCTCGTCGGCGGGGGCGTAGTGACTGCCGACTGAGTCCCACAGGGCGATCGTTCGCCTCCCGGCGCAGAGCGCCTCGATCTCGACGGCGGTAGGCCCGTAGAGCGGGGCAGGTGTGACGTCAGCGATATGCCGGACCAGCCAGCCGGGCGTTAGGTAGCGGGTCATGCTGCCTCACCGCCCCACAGGTCCAGCACCGGCTCCGACAACCGGGCCGCGATGGTCTCGCAGTAGCGCTCCTCCAGCTCGACGCCGATAGACCGCCGCCCCAGGTTCCGGGCAGCGAGGAGCGTGGCCCCCGAACCCGCAAACGGGTCCGCCACGACGCCGGCCGGGCACCGCTCGATGAGCCTCTCCATGAGCCCCACCGGCTTCGGTGTCGGGTGCCCGGTCTTGTTCTCGGCGTCTACACCCCCCCCCTCGGCCCTGGGTGGTGGTGATGACCGCGCCGACGCGGGGAAGCCCGGTGGCCTCCCGGTTCCACCCCCGGCCGAGGAGGTGAATGTCCTCGAAGTTCGGCCCCCACGGGAGGGTGAGGTCACCCATGCCGGGCGTGGATGCCTTGTGCCAGATGAGGCGCTGGCGTTCGCCGGCGGGGGCGGGCACGGACCAGCGGCCGAACATGAGCGCCGGACGGTCGGTGCCCCACAGGGCGGCGACGGTGTCGCGCACAGCCGTGTCCTCATCACCCGTGATCTTGGCGAACGTCTCGCGGCGGTGCCCCGATTGGAAGTTCATCCCGTAGGGCGGGTCGGTGACGAGGACGTCGGCCTCGAGCCATTCGGTGACCTCGCGGCAGTCACCGTGGTAGAGGGTGACCTGGTCATCCTCGTAGTAGGGGGTGGTCATGCTTCCTCCTCCTGCCAGAGGCCGCGCTCGGCAGCCAGCGCCGCACAGATAGCCTCGAAGAGGAGGCCGAACAGGGCGGTGAACTGCTGCTCGTACGTGTCGGTGCCGAACGGGGACGGGCGGTCATCTGCGACAGGCCAGACCGCAGCCAGGTCACCAAGGGCTCTGATGAGTGACTGCACTCGTAGGCACGGGTCAACTCCGAGATCAAGCGCATCATCAGGATCCGCGGCAAAAATGTCCGCCGCGTCGTCGGCTATCGCCTTGAGGAGATCGTCGACCGGAACGCCGCATGCCTCCTCCTCGCTCTCGGTGATCGCCTGGAGGCAGTCCACGGCGACGGCGAGGGCTCGTGTCTGTGCGTTGTCGCCGGGGTTGTGGGCGTGCGCGCGATGGGCGGCTGACACCCAGGCGGCGCACAGTTCAGCGACGTCGCGAGCGAGCCCAGCAAGGGACTTCCCTGGGACGTTGATTTCCGTCGCCCGCCACCGACTCACGGTCGCTCGGGCCATGTCGGCCCGCTTGAGCATGGCCTCGAAGTCGGCGCGGCGCTGCTCCATGGTCAGGGCGGTCATGACGCCGCCCCCTTGCGTGTCACGGTGACATGGAAGCCGGAGCCGTAGTAGCCGTTCCCGTCGTTCCCCTCGAACTCCGCCAGGGGCAGGCGCTCGTCGTCGACGATCACGAACAGGGTGTAGATGACGTCGCTGTATTCGTCGTCCTCATCGGTCAGACGGGTGGTCACGTCGGCGGACATGATGCGCGCGTTCGGGGTGCCGCGCTGGAACAGGTTGGTGAGGTCGTAGGTGCCTGAACCGCAGGTGCATCCCTCGTTTCCCTCGAACTCGAGCACGGTGCCGTTGTCGAGGGTGATAGCGTCGTCGCCTGCCTCGACGACGTAACGGCCGGCCAGGATGGGAGACAGGTCATCGTCGTCGTAGTAGACCCTGCTCATGCTGCGGCCTCCTCGACCTCGCGGGCGGCGTCCAGCATCGCCTGCACCATGCCCTGGGCTCGACGGATGACCGCCCAGTCGGCATCCGGGATCAGGTAGGAACGCTCACCTAGGAGCGGCCTGCCATCCCGGTCCTTTTCGCTCAGCCAGACATAGGAAGGCTTGACCGCGTCACTACCGTCCTTCTTGACTCCAGGACCATGCAAGGTGGTGTGGATGCTGATACCGCTTAATGTCGCGCTGGTTCTGGCCTCCACGTAGGTGGCTCGCATTCTGGTCAGGTGCCCGAACTTGGATGGCAGTTCCACCGGCTCCGGGAGGGGCAGGGACACTGTTGCTTTGACAGTCATGCGGCGGCCCTCCCCTGCTTGGCGAGGGCGAGGAGGCGGGCGCGGCGGCCGGAGGCCGTGATCGCGTACTTGCCGGTCTCCTCGATGAGGTTCTTGTCCTGGAGCTCCCGCACAGCGGTGCGTGCGCGGGAAGGGGAGAGGATGCCGCTCGTGAACCGCTCGACGTCGGCGAGCGTGAAGGTGCTGCGGCCGGAGCGGCGGATAGCACTCAGCACCTCGGCCTGACTGGGGAAGGCGTTGGCGATGGAGTCGGCCGCCCACTGGGATGTGACAGGGTCGTTGGCGCGCACGGAACCGCGCTCCTTGGGGTGAATGGTGGATGGGGTAGTCATGCTGCGATCTCTTTCTCTCGGTAGGGGATACGCCCACCATCAGCGGTGAGCAGGAAACGGCCACACGGGTAGGTGACAGGCACCAGCCCCGGATCATCGGCCTGACTGACGGCCCACCCGGCACGGCGGGCCTCCTCCCTGTGCGACTCCACGTGCCCGTGGCAACCGGTCGTCCCGGACCCGCACAGGAGGATCAGATTCTCGGGACCGTTGACGTCCACCTTCCTCGTGCCCCCCATGCCCCGCGCACGGCGGTGCTGGAGGTTCCCAGACCCGTCCGAGAGGTCACGCCCACACCGGACGCACCTCCACCGGTCACGGTCAGCCACGAGAAGCCTGGTCGCCATATCCGGCCCCGTGTGTCTCACGCCGCGACCGGAGCCTTGAGCCGGTCGACGTCGGCGCGCGCCACGAGGGCAGCACGCCCCAGCAGCGGCCGGTACCCGTCCAGGCGCCCATCACGGATAGCGGCGCGAATCTGCCGGCCGTCCCGGTACCCGAGCTCGGCGGCAGCCTCGGACACGGTCATGAGGTCAGCCCGACTCATCTCGGGCGGCCACTCCTTGAGGTGCATGGGATGTCCTTTCGTTGGGGAGTGTCCAGCGCTCCACTGGACACCACCAAGGCTAGAGCCGTTCGTCCACTGCTGTCCAGCGCACACACGTAACGAAAACGTGAACGTCCAACGCATATTGGTTGCACACTCAGCGTCCAATGAGGCACCATTGAACGCATGACCGACCCCACCCCAACCCTGGGACAACTCATCCTCACGTCCGGGCGCTCCTACCGGCACCTAGCCGAAGCCAGCCACCTCTCCAAGAGCAGGATCGGCCAGATGGCCGCCGACCAAATCAGGCAACTCCCCGGACCAGACACCATCACCAATCTCGCCAACGCCCTCGGCATCCCCTCCGACGACGTCGAAGCCGCCGCCCTCCAAACCCTCACCAAGGAACACGGCCCACTCCTCACCACCGCACGCCGCCTAGCCCAGCTCGACCCACGCGGCCGCCGCGTCATCAACGCCGTCCTACGCGCCCTCGAGGAAGAGCAATAACCATGGGCCGGCCACCACTACCCGTCGGCACCTGGGGCGACATCAACGTCCAGGCCACCGCCAGCGGACGCTACGAGGCCCGCACCCGCTACCGCGACTACGACGGCGTCACCCGCTACGTCCGCCGCGCCGGCGACACCCCCCGCAAGGCCAAGACCGCGCTCACCGCCGCCCTCGCAGACCGAGCACGCACCGTCGGCGAGGAGATCACCGCCGAGTCCCGCCTCACCGACCTCGCCACCATGTGGGCCGACACCCTCAACGACCGCTCCGACTCCACCCGCCACGCCTACCGCCAGTCCCTCGACCACCACCTACTCCCCGCCCTCGGGCAACGACGCCTACGCGAGATCACCACCCAGACCGTCGAGCGCACCCTCAACACCATCACCGACCGCCACGGGCCAGCCACCGCACGCCGAGCCCGCACCGTCCTGTCCCAGATCATGGGCCTCGCCCTCAGGATGGACGCCCTAGACCGCAACCCCGTCACCGACTCCAAGCAGATCGCCACCAAGAAACCCGAGCCACGGGCACTGACCGCCGTCGAGCTCGCCCAGGTACGCGACGCCGTCGCCGCCCACGAGGCCAAGGGCCGCTCCAAGGCCGACCTGGCCGACGTCATCGAGACCCAGGTCGCCACCGGCGCGCGCATCGGGGAAGTCCTCGCCCTACGGTGGGAGGACGTCGACCTCGACGCCGGCACCGTCACCATCGCCGGGACCGTCGCACTCACCGCCGAGCCACCACGCCGGCCGTTCCGTCAGGACCACCCCAAGACCTCGACGTCGAGGCGCGTGCTACGGCTCCCAGACTTCGGCGTGGCCGTCCTACTACGACGCAGCGTCGAAGGCCCACAGTCCGATCTCGTGTTCCCCTCATCGAGGGACACGGTCAGGGACACGGGCAGCGTGAGAAAGTCGCTCCGCCTCGCCCTGAAAGGGACCGGCCTGGAATGGGTCAGCACCCACACCTTCCGACGCACCGTCGCCACCGCCCTCCAGGACCCAGAGGTCGCCGCCGCCGTCCTCGGCAACGGCCCAGAGGTCGCCCGCCGGCACTACGTCGAGCGCGCCGCCATGGCACCAGACGTCCGAAACGTCCTCGACCAGCTCGCTCCGCAAAGCGGGGCATAAGCGGGGCGAAGCATCACTCTGGACACAACCAAGGGGCGATGAACGGCGGGGGACACGCTTGGAATCACGGGGTTTCAGGTACCCCCACTGGGATTCGAACCCAGGACCTTGTGCATAGCCTCCAAGGCGTCTTTCAGTGGACAGCCAGCGACAGCCAAGGTCTCGCAATACGCACCACAGCGCGGGGAACGTCAGGGAGCGTACAACGAAGCGCACTGGACGTCCAGCGCAGATTCGACCCCGATTCGATGGGAAAGCGGGGCGTAAGCGGGGCGTACACGGGCACTGGACACTGTATATACGCGCGACCCCGGGTAACCCTCGGGGAGGGGGAGACCACTCCCCGCCGCCGACGGG